TGACGAGCGATTTGGTGACAGCGATAGAGGAGACTTTCATTAGGCGTTCAGGGTAATCTCTTCAGCGGTAGGCCACGCGGTTCCCTCGGCTTTAGCCCAGAAGTTCTTGGCGATCTCCTCGTTGCCACCAGCCAGACGCAGGTACTCGGCCTTGCGCTCAGCGCGAACCTTGGCGTTGTACGCTTGCTGACGCACCGCACTGAACTTCTCAAGACACTCTTCGCTCACCTTGTCGAACTCGGTGGTGTCGTCGAAGTATTCCATGAACTTCGCCACCTTGGTCTCGTGCTTGCTCACGCCGACGAAGACGGTCTCGACGTTCACTTCTGAATTAACGATCTTCAGGTTGTCGTCCTTGTAGCCAACCTTCTCGATCTTCACCAAACCCTCCAAAGCAGCGATAGCCTTGGCCTCGTCGAGCCACGCGAAGTCGGTGGCGTACCACCCCTGACGCAGACGGAAGACTTTGACTGCCTCTGCTGGTTTCTGGTAGCCGCGCCACTCGCTGCGACGTAGTGCTTCAGAGAGCGTGATTGGGGGTTTGATGCCTCGATCGATGGCCTCAAGACGGATCGCGTCGTTGAGCTCTTCGTTGGTCAGATCGAGTGTCTCGTTTCTGGTGAGTTGACTGAATGGTTTCATGTAGCGGGAACAGGTGTAATACACCCGATATCCCGAGTCAAGAGACCCGATTGCGTTTTTTTCGGGGAATCGCAACGAACAGGACGCATACACCCAGCGAGAGGGCGATCGGCCACGTCGCGAGGATGAAGAGGCCGAGGCCGTAGCTCATGCACCAGAGCTCAAGGACGATTTTCTTGATGAAATCCATGGACCTAGAATCTCAAGGAGTCACTCGCAAGACCACACTTCGTTCGAGAGTTTGAGCCCTGTTGGCCACTGGGGCTCCACGAACGACTTCTCGATGAAGAGCACCTTGTCGGTCGGCTGGATCGTCAGCCTCCCATTGTAGAGCTTGATGAACATGAACTCCTTGGCCTGCGATGGGTGCCGAGAAAACCCGTCGTCGATGGGTGCTGCCGTGAAAATGTACTCACCGTCCAACTTCTGGTCTTCGCATTTCGCTGAGCACTCAACCCCACGCAGGTAGGTGTACTCGATGGTGGAGAACTCTCGGCCGTAGCAGTCCCATCGCTGAGCTTGCTGCGGGGTCCAGATCGCATCTGGCTTCTCGTTGAAGGCCATCAGGTGCGGCGGGATCGATCTGTAGACCGCCCCGCATTCCAGCATGACCGTGCAGCCCCACATTCGGCCCGGTATCGAGACAAGCCAGAACCAGACGCATGGCATGAACCCTTCACCGCTGCTGATAGCCGCTGCATCAACGTAGCAGTATTGGTGGTGCGGCAGTTGTCCTGACTGATGGTAGCTCAATCGATGTCCTCCTTCTTGGTTAGACCCACTCGGGCATCGCTTTCTTCAGCGCGGCAAGGGTGCAGTCGGTGCCGTCAGCGAGGTTGCGGTGCTGGTTCAGGGTGCTGAGGATGGCTGTCTCCAACTCCTGCACACGCTTCCTCAGCCGATCGATCCGGTCTTCCCCACAGTAATACCCCATCTCCCACGCCTCGAACTGCTTCCACACTGGATTGCGCGGACCCGGCTGTCTCTTGAGCTCATCACCGTGCTTGTTGTGGAACAGCGGGCCAAGCCATTCGCTGTATGTCCAACAGTAGGTGCGACCGTTGACAACACCCTCGCCGTATCCATGCGGCATATTCACATGGGTACTCACGGCTTGGTCTCCTTGGCTTGGTCCCATGCTTCGGTGCAGTCGATTGAACATAATCGTTTGACAGTTATCCATCTGTACATTTCATCCCCCGCCTCCTCCAGCCGCTTGATGCGCTCACGAGCCTCCGTGTACTTCCGCGCCAACTCGGCCGCGATGGTCTCAGCCACATGGTCACCAACGCACACGCCGTCCTTCTCGGTCGCGCCGGGGAAGTTCTTCTGGTCGTCCTTGAACCACGGGTAGTCGAGCACCTTTCCGCAGGTCTGCTCGATCTCCATGTTCTGTTTCGCGATGCCGTCACGCAGCCGCTTGATCTTCTCGCTCTGCTCCTCCAGACGCTGGGCAGCCTCAGCAATCGCAGCGTTGGCCACACCGTCCTCTGACTCGATGTCAGTGGACAGATGCCGCAACGCTTGGATCAGGGTTTCTGTAGGGGTATCCATGGTTATCCTCCGTGGCTCTTGATCTCGTCATTCATTGATGAGATCTGCGACTTCAATTCCTCGATCTCGCCTTCAAGGTTCGTAACCTTCCCTTTCAGCGTCTCGATCTCCCTGTCCTTCTCGTTGATGACATCATCGAGTCGGGTGACAACCTCGACGAGTGCCCGCACCTTCTCGATGATGATGCCCTCTGCGTCGTCAATGGCGCGATCCTCTTGCGCGGTGGTGTTCGTTGGCATAGTTACTGGTCCTTGTAGTTGCGGTTGATGATCTTAAACCCAAGCGGTCGGCCGATGCCCATAGCCTCGCCATCGATCGGTCGAACAACGATTCCCTCGGCAGGTTTGCCGTCAGGCAGCGTCACGATGTCGGCAACGCTCTGCAGGTGTTCAATGGTTTCATCGACAGTAACGGTAACGACAGGGACCCACTTGCACTGGAACTTGTCCCGGCACATCTGAGCCATTTCGATGTATCGAATCCATTTACCATCGGCGAGATCGCGGATCTGGTATACGTATAGCGTCGGCTCAGTGAGCTTCAGCTGGTTCCCCTGCACGCCTGGCCCCATCAACTCGCCTTGGATGACGCAGTTGGTGTCCGGTGGGATGTTCAGCTTCCTCGCAGCAATCCAGAATCCGTTGGTGCTGGACTCCTTGAGCGACAGGTTGCGGCTACAGACGTGGGTGATCTGACCGCCGACTACCACGATCGTGCAGGACGAACCGTCCAGCTTCAGCGTGGCAACGCACGGCTTCGACAGCGTGTGCTTCACGATATCAGGATGGCTCAGGCCGTTGTCCTCGTCCGTCTTCGGGGCGTAGGAAGTTGGGAAAGCTCCAGCAACCTCACCGGACAGGCACGCCGGGATCTCCTTCTCGTACTTCTTGACGCCCAGTTCGCCACCCACGTCAGCGCCCTCCTGCCACCCACGGACGTGCTCAGGTAGGATCGAGAGCGGCTGGAGCAGTCCCTGACTGTACTCGCCGCGCAGGCGAATCGTGTTGAGCCGAATCGGCTTGTCGCCCTTCTTCAGGAACGCCGACCACTCGGCATCGGGCAGAATGGTGTCGATGGGAATGAAAACGACGGACTCACCGGCCTTGAACTCACCCTTGCGGACGATGATCTGCCACCCGAGAACCTTGGCGATTTCGAGCGAGTCTGCGTTGGAGTGAGGTGCGATCTCCTTGATGACCTCGATGCTGGCTAGTTTCATGTGGTTTCCTGGTGTGTTTCGATGCTGTTAGTTCTGACTAAAATCGGTGTTTTCTGATCCGGCAATCTGCTTGGCCTTTTCGCTCACGATCTCTTTCTGCATTCGCAGCCACTCATCAATCTGACCAATGCGAGCGTAGAAGTTCCCTGTTCCCATTCCGATGTATGTCGTCTCTCCGGTTGCCGGATCGTGCGAGGTGGTGAACACCTGAATGGTGTTGAACCTGTCTTCGATGCTCTCGATCAGACTCTGAATCAGTTCCGACTTTTCTTGGTGTTCCGCGTCCATTTTGTTTTCTCCCTTTTGTGACCGTTCATAATGCTGCTGATGTAGCTCTGTGCGACTCCGTACTTGGCTGACAGGTCTTTGAGCAGCACCCCCTTCTTGCGCTCTGCGACGATTGCTCGGATTTTCTCCTCGCTGTGAACGCAGGGCCAATGTGAGTCCCCACGTGTGTAGATGTCCTTGGTTGGCAGCTTCTCGAGATACTTGATCCTGTAGAATGTTCTCGTTGAGATGTGCCACTTGCTCGTGATTTCAGCCACGGTGCAGCCTCTCTTCAAATCGTTGATGACACCATTGATGTCATCCAACGGCAGCCGAATCGGCTTACTGCTTATCATCGTCTTTGAATGTGAAGTACTCGGTGAGTTCCCGCATGACTGCCATGTGGATGTTCTCGGTGAGGTTCTCGACAGTTCTTGGCTGAACTGATGGCGCAGCACTTTCGGTGTTGCGGATGCCTTGACTAACTCCGTCAAGGACTAGGCGGCTGATGATTGCGTACAGGTTTGGTTTCATGGTTCTGCTGGTGTTAGGAAGAGAGCCCCCCAGTGCCATCGCGCACCAGGGGGCATAGACCACACGGGCCGGATTGATTCGGTCATCCCACTCGGGAGCCGATCCGAACTCGTGAATTTCAGGCGGGGCAAACCGCCCAAAAACTACTTCTCGATGCGAACCCCTTGTCCGTTGCCGTCGATTACCTCGACCGCACGGATGTTCTTGAGGTTCGTGAAAATGCTGTCTGCCAGTTTATGAACTGGCATCCCAGTCGACATGATCGCGTGACCGATCACGTCGTTGTATTCGTACTCCTTGAGGAGTCCAGTCTCCGACCGCCACACCGTCACGGTGCGACCACCAGTGAGGGAAAGACGGGTCACGCTGGAGATTGTCTTGCTCATTTCAGGCGCATCTCCAACTGGCCGATGGCATGATGCCAGGTCTCATCAAGGCTGATACGCTCAACCTTGCGGCTGTACTTCTGCCTGAAGCAGATCATGCCTTTTTCGACCCACGCCGTAATGCTGCGACCACCGACTTGGAACGTGCCGATTTGGCGCTTTGCTGCGACTCGTCGGATTGGAACAGGCGATGCCTGACGTACTCGGACCGAGTCATCTGCTTGGAGGCGGAAGACTTGTCCAGTTCCTTCAGCTGAGGCTTGGAGATCCATACTGCGAGTAGTGCTTGGGATTTTCCCCGTTGGTTAGGCATCTTCGTTTCGGAAGGTGTCTTACACCGAGGTGTGATTGTCAAATCTGAATTGGTCATTGGCTCGATTGAATCGGCCTGAATTTCGCGAGAAACTCAGCTTCGGTTCGCACGTAAAACCGCTGCCTCTTGGTGTAGATGATGCACGGCTGCCGGACTTCTCCGATCCTGAACTCGGCAACAGGGCACACGATTTCAACCACGGTGTTTGGGTTGTGGACACTCTGGTACTTGTCTCCTGGATTCATACGATGCACTTCTGGACCCCGAGTTTCTCGAGCGCCTTGATGATGCACACTCCGCACCACTTGCCGGCGATTCCGTGAAGGTCGACACCGTTGTTCGGCGTCGTGTTGATGACTGGCATCGAGCCTCCATGAATCGGGCAATGCGGCGGATCGAACTGCTCCATCTTGGAAACGTCGATCTTCTTGTCTGGTGTTTCAGTCATGTGGAAAGGTGTAATACACCGAATGGTTCATGTCAAGGACACGAATTGCATCAGAGCAGATCTGAGGTCCGGACCAGTGAAAGACGGGCTCTTCATCAGCTTGCCGTCCTGATTCTTGATGCGGTAGCACCGATCACCGGTCACGCCTGCGACCTTGGTTTCGGTCCACTTCAGGCTCTCGATCTTCAACTGGTTGTCATGCACCTCCGGCAGCGTCCAGAGCTTGGTGTCGTTGCTGGCGCACACAGCGCCAAGCGCGTCCCAGAATCGCACCGAGTAGTACGTGGACAGCGCGATCAGATCCAGCAGCACCGCCTTGGCATCAGAGGCCTGCAGCTTGTCCGTGTCCTCAACACCCTTGATGAACAGGTCGACACGCCTTTCTAGGGCGAGCACGTTCATGTCGGTTGATCTCGAGAACGAGATGTTGTCGAGCATGACACCGTAGGCGTTAAGAAGCCCTAGAACCGTGAAAGCCACGTCTCCGATATCATCGGCGATGTTTTCCCGGATGTTGTCGATCTTCTTGGTGATGCCCTCCTCGAACAGTGCTGGAACCGAACTGAGCAGTTCGTTGTAGGTGGCGGCGTGGATGATGTACTCGTCATACCACTCGGACTTCACGAACCCCAACTGCTTCTTGCAGAACTCGGGATCGCGTTGCGTTGGTGTCTTCGTAACGGGCTGGGCTGCGACATCGCGCTGCCAGTTGAAGACGCGCTCTTGGTAGGATCTGATTTTCATTCGTCGAATAGTGATGTTGGGTCGAATCGTGTGAGCTCTGGCCTGAAGCTGAACGGGATATCCACCCCTGCCTGACCCGCCCGTTGCTTGGCGATGAACAGGTTGATTCTCCTCGGTCCAGATTGGGTGGCCTCTGAGTCCTGTTGCTCAGCGGGGTAGAGCATGCCGACAAGGTCAGCATCTTGCTCAATGGCACCTGACTCGCGCAGATCGCTGAGCCTAGGTTTTCTGTTTCCATCACGCTCAATGGCGCGGTTCAGCTGGGCCAGAAGCACGATCGGTATCTTGAGCTCCTTGGCCAGCAGCTTCATGTTTCGGCTGATCGCATCGATCTGCTCGCGTCTCTCCTTGCCCTCAGAGGCTGTGATCAACTGCAGGTAGTCGATCGCAAGCACCTTCAATCCTGAAGATCGAACCCAGCGACGCGCCTTGGCAGCAATGCTCTGAGCGGTCTGGTTGGGCTTGTCGTTGACCATGATCTTGTGACGGGCTAGTCGACTTGTAGCTGTCGTCAGCTTCCTGAGCTCACCCTCGTTTGGCTGGTTGCGCTCGTCGTACCGCCCAACATCCACCTGAGACTCGATTGCCAGCATTCGCATGCCCACCTCCTCGGCGCTCATCTCGAGGCTCACGAACCCCGTCTGCACGCCGCTTGAGCAGAGTGAGGTCAAAAGACTCAAGGTGAACGCCGTCTTGCCGGCACCCGGGCGACCAGCAACCACGAATACCTGGCCCGGCCTCAGTCCTCCCCTGAGGATTCTGTCCATGAAGGTCCAGCCGGTTGGGATAGCGTCGCTCTTTCCAGCACACCGCTCCTGAATGAGGTCGATGGCTGAAGTGGCTATCTGTTTGGCAGTGAAGTCGCTGTCAACGGAGTGCTCATTCCTGATCCCCATCAGCTTGGCTTCAAAACTGTCCAGCACCATGTCCACCTTGGCAGCCCCGGAATAGGCCGTGTTTATGGCCTCTTGCGAGATCTCAATGAGCTTTCTGGCCCGCTGTTTGTCCCGTGCAATGTCCAGATAGTATGGGAGGTTTGATGCGCTCGGAACAGCGTCCATCGCCTCAGACACGAACGCAATCCCGCCGACACGGTTGAACGAGTCGCCCTTGAGCCGGTTCGCGATCGTGACCATATCGATCGGAATGCGGTCGTCCCGCATCTTGATGATGATCTCCCACAGGTCATGGCATCGAACATCGTAGAACCAGTCCGCCTTGATACCGCCGTTTATCGCGTCATCGATGGCGTTGTTATTCAGCAAACAGCACCCTATCACGCCAAGTTCGGCCTCTTGCGAGAACGGAGGCTCTCTCACTTGGTGCCTCCTCCAAGCTGGGCCTTGAGTTGGAAGTACCGCTCCTTCATGGCTGCAAACTCCTGCTTCTGGGCTTCGGTCACCAGATCTCCGAACATCGCCTCATGCCGAGGGTTCGCCACGTGCCCAGAAAGACGCTCCACGAGGTTTTTAAGCTCGTCTGGTATGGAGACAGCGGACTTGGCATCAGGACGCGCCATTGGGGTTGTAGCGCCCCAGTTGTTCATCAAGGCCAGCGGAGTCAGGATGGCATCGCGGAAGATGCGCCGATAGCCAGCGACGTGGGCATCGATCATCTCCTTGCTCAGGCTTGGCTCGACCTTCTTGATTCCAGCCAGAGCAACTCCTACCCGCTTCCACTCGCCCTCGGTCATGCGTGCCACGTCCGATCCGCAAGCCTTGGCCAGATGGTCCGCAAGCTCGTTCCTCGGGCGCTCTTTCGCGGCATCGCCGCTCTCTTTCTTATGGTCTTCTTCTATAGTATTCTTAGGTGACGGCTTTCCAGTTACTGGAAACCCGCACTGGTTTTCCGCGCATAAAGGGGTGTTTTGCGCGGATTTCCAGTCAACGGTGGGAGTGTCGGTAAAGGTCCAAATTCGATTGGAAAACCTTCCGTCAGCGGCCGTTTCTGTTTCCTCAAGGGAGGCGTACCCAAGCTCTTTGAGCTCATTGAACACGGCCGCGATGGCATCACGCCCCTCGCAGCAATGCTCAGTTACCCACGCTTTGGTAACCACCCACTCGTCCATATTGGACAGGATCATGCACAGGAGCCCCTTGGCGCGAAGAGACATCTTCTTCCGAAGAAGTTCGTTTGGGATGATGGTGAATCCACCCTGCTGTCGCTTTACTCGGATGATGGTTTTCATCGGTCGTTGAAACAGCCCGTTTCAGTGAACGGGAAAAAAGAGCCCCACGTAGTCCGAGGGGGAGAGATCGCTGGGGCGGATCAGCGAAACCTCGGAAAACGTGGGGCAAAAAACTGTGATTGAACCGCGCCTATTGAACACCCTCGACTCTCCTCTCACCGATCGCCGAGGACACTGACCTTGTAATACACCGCAGACAGCCTGTCAACAGTGTCTTCGCCCATACTCCCAGATCAGGAGGGAGTCCGATGTCTTGAGCGTGATCGGAATGCCTGGAAAGAGCTCCTGGGCGCGGCCCTTGAGCTTGTTCTTCCACTCTGTCTTCGAGAGACCCTTGGAGTTTCCGAGGCCGAGTTCCTTTTGCCACGTCTGCGGAGGAACGCGCTCGATGCGGTAGCCGAGGGCCATGGCGGCCCCAAGGACGATTCCAAAGTTCTCGAACATCACCGCGGCCATGGAGCCGGGTATGCCCTTGCCACCGCCCATTGGAACAAACCGCGGAAGCTGCTCGATGTGAAGAACGGTGTAACCCTTCAGCACCAGATCGCTCAAGAGCTTGACTGTGTCAGTCGGCTCCTGAGGCATGGGTACCGCGGTCATTGGTCCATCTCCGTTCTTCCAGGCGATGCCTCCTGAGGCTCCCGGGTCGATGGCGATGTGCCAGTAGTCACTTGGGGTTTGGATCATCGGTGAATGCTTCAGGTGGGTAACTGATAAGACCGGCCTTCCACATACGCTCCATCATGGGCCAGTTAGGCCCGCGACGTGGATCGGCGTTACACTTGGGCGCGTACCAAAGTTTGCGGGCGCACTCAACGCAGGTTGGCCTGCCCGACCAGAAGTTCTTGGCCGGCTGAGTGCGCCCACAACGTATGCAGGTTTTCGTTAACTCTTCTTTCTGGCCCATTCAGGAATGGATACACGACCGCGCATTCCATTTAGAGGGCGCTCCCAGACGTTCGTCTTGAAGCACTCTGCGAGTGTTTCGAGGTGCCGCTTGTTGATCGCTCGGCCAGCCTCGATCGAGTCCTCATCGAGCTCGAGTGTGACGCACACGTACGGCGGCAACTTCTCCGCCACAATGAAGACCCACCGACTCTTCTTCACATCAGTCGTGAATGGATCGTCTGTCGAGGTCAACATGTTGTACAGGTCGATGTACCACGCCGCCTGTTGTGCGTACCCCCACTTCTTGATGGAGTATGAGAAGTCGTCTGGGTTCGCGTATCCGCGGTCTACCGTCTTGAGGTCCGCAATCGCCTCCGCATCGCTTCCCTTGCTTGAACAGATGATGTCAGCCTTGCCCTTGGTTCGGATGGTTACTCCGTTGACGACGATCGTCTTGAACATGGCCACCTCCTTCAAAGCCCCATCCATCAGCTTGACTGCGTCTGCATTGGACATGACGCCTTGAGTGATTCCGGCGATTTGGGTCGAGTCGTCCTGAGAAAGCTCAGTCTTCCCAGCATTGGCGGCACTCCAATCGTCCCACCACTTGATGGCTGCGATGGTGTCCTCGCTCGGCTTCTTGGCGTTACGTTGAGCGTCGGTAGGCTTCCGGGGAGCGTCAGCCGGCTTGAGGACCGTCTTTCTGGCGTACTCCTCAGGCTCAAGAACCGAAAGGTGGGTAAGCGTTCCGATCTCCTGAGCCTCGGTTTGTTCAGCGCGATATCCACCAAACTTCTTGGACCAGAAGTGAAGCGGCGACAGCGACATCTCCTTGAGGTCTGAGATGGCGATTGCCGGATCGTTTCGATACACCCGCTCGTCCAGCAGGTGATGAATGCCGTCATGGACCAACCCGTTCTCGTCAAGTATCGTTCTCATGGGTGATCGCGATTAGGCGGTGGCCTTGGCGAGGAACGCGGCCGTATTTGACAGGATCTTCTCCGCGTTGGTTACAGACAGATCTCGGAATGTTTGGCTTTCCCTGATCCATCCAAGCGTCACAAGGAACGCATTGGCCTTGGGTTCATTAGCGCCGATGACGGCGGCCAACTGCGTCTTCCACACAGGCTCACCTCCGGACAGACGCCACGCTTCAAGCTGAGCACCTGTCTCCTCGGTGATCTGGAAAATCTTGTCGACGAAAAGGCCAGAGCGGTCCTTGGAGACAGCGGCCTGATGATTGAGAGCCACATCGAACACCGTGGTGAACTCGTATTCGATTCCGTCACGCATGATCGGAGCCAGGCCGACCTTCTTGATCTGGGTCTTGCCTCGGTCATCCTTCTCCTGAACGTAGTCCATCTTGGAGCGCATGCAGCAGATGACATGTGCCGGAGACTGCAACACGGCCTTCACGATTCCGCCGAACTTGTCGCCGGCAATCTTCCAGTTGGTGTAGGAGTTGCCGCCGCGTTGATCGAGCTTGTCCTTGTAATCAAGGATTCCCTCCCAGAAGTGCGATGCGCTATCGATAACTATGGCTCCGTATCCAGCTTCTACAGCCGCGTCGACGCCCTCGATGAACTTCTCGTTGTCGAACGGAGGAGCAATGTCGAGCGTGTCGAAGTCGAATCGGTCGGCGTACAGGGACGCAGAGCGATTCTCAGTATCGATGAGGGCAATCTTTCCGGTGGGGCCAACAAGGCCTCGCGCGAGCCGAAGAGACGAGTACGTTTTTCCGGAACCAGACGGACCGGTGACCGCGAGTTTCAGGAAGACCTTCTCGCGGGTTGCTTTGCGAAACAGTGGTGTAGACATGGTTTTGAATGACTTGGCTTAGCGCCAAGCCGAGAGTAGGTGTAAAACACCGTGAGTCAATACCTAACGAGTCTGGAGATATGCGTCGCCAACGGCAGCGAAACGGCCGACCCGATCCCACAGCACATCGATCGACGAGTCGTTGATGATGGTGTCGTGGATCACGCCTCCGTCGTAGAGCTCCTGCAGGCGGGTTCTCTCCCATTCGGTTGCGGGCTCCACTCCGGGCCGTCGGATTCGCAGGATAATGCCGCCTCGCTTGATCCATTCTTTGGCCTCACGCAGGCGAACCAGCCGGGTGTTCACGGCGTAGTTTGGAAGAGAGTCGAAGAACTCCTTCATCACCCCGTCGTAGTTCACCTCGCCCCACTGTTCCAAGATCGGCCGGATCTGCTTCTTTTGGGTGTCGTTCTCAGTGAATGCCGAGAACCCAAGATGCTGCTGCACCAGCGAGTCGATCTGGCGCTTGATGATGTCACCGAACGCAATTCGCTTCCATCCGAGGTTGATGAGCCTCGTCGCGGCGGCGTCCTTACCTTCACGGGCGTAACCCGCGAACGCAATCAGGTTGGCCATGTGATGTTCAGTTCTGGAACTTCAGAGGGGTCTGGAAGTCGATGGTGAACACCGATGCGTTTGACGACACGGTTCCGTCGAAGTTGATGTACGCCAGCAGCGGGCTCGTGGCCGGGTTTCCGGTGGGCAGGTAAATCAACGCACCTTTTGCGGTGATTGTGGAACCGCCAGCACCAGTGCCCCATTGTACGTCGTTGATTTCAACCTGCACGAAATTGCCGGACTGGTTGGTCGTGGTCGAAATGTTACCGAGGGTCTTGCCACCAGTGTCGTACCCAGACCCAGACGCCTCCACGGCACCAGCAGCGATCGCGTCGCTCAAATAGACGTGGGCCTTGGAGTGCGTGTAGCTCGAGCCCGATCCGAGAAGCAGCACCTTGTAAGGAGGCGTCGATCCGACAGGAGTTGTGGCGAGAGTCATGGTCCCGGAGATGATCTGCTCCAGGGCCTTGTTGTAGATGGTGGTCGTAGCCATAAATCGTTTGGTGCCTACACGGTTTCCGTGTGAGGCGAAAGTCGGAGTCGCTCAGTCGCGATACTTTGCGGTCTTGCGAGCGATAGAATCAGGCTGGCGAACGAACTGTTTACCAGCCCTCATGCCGGCACGCTTCTTCGCGCTCGTTGCGGAATACTCCGAGTCACTCAGTGCCTCTCGAGCTTTTTGAGGCAGGTATCGCTCTCCTGTGGCACCACGGCCGACGACGGAGTTTTTGCCGCTCTTGGTCCCCCAATCTTCACGGGTCCATTTGGACAGGCTGTTCGACGGAGACTTGGAACCCTTGTATGAGCCGCCCCGATCCTTGTAGCGGCTCACTGCAATCTGAGCCTTGCGGGCGCTCCACTGTCCGGGCCTGCCACCTTTCGACGACGCCTTCACCTCGCGGACGATCCGGCTCCAGAGAGACGGGTTGGACTTGGATGCAACTTTCACCAGAGAATCCTTCTCGCCCAGTAGTTTGCGGAGAACTTGTCGTTCTTGGTCAACTCGCCGCTCTTGTTTCGTATGCCTCCTGAGCGAGCGAGATAGTTGGCCCTGCGCTTTGGGTTCTTGTGCTTAGTGAAGTCGCTGTAGGCTCGGTGGCCGAATGAGACGACCTTGACCTTGTTGCCCTTTTTGGCGAGCACGCGCTTCTTGTGTGTATCACCGGCAGGGGCTGCCTTGGGCTTGTTGAAACCGGGAAACCGCTCGCCACGATAGATCACGCCACCTGACGGAAGACGTTTGATACCCTTGATTGCTGGCATGGTTCAGTTCTCCTTGATTTCAACCGTATCGGTCGCTCCGTTGGTGGAGTTAACCATCACGTTGACCTGCGTTGGTCCAACCTGAGCACGCGGAGCGAATCCTGGCAACACAACCATGGCCTCAGCTTTGGCGGTCTCAGCCGCCTGCTGAGCCGACTTGATTAGAAGCTCGGCCGCCTTGTTGGATTCGCTGATCAGCGATGCGTGAACCTTCATCACGCCGATCATTGATTCTGGGTCAGGGAACTCTCGGTTCTCGATCGCAGATTCACAGAAGTCCATGGCCCTGTCGGTACGTGCCAGATTCATGGCGAGCCGCGATCGACCGAGATGAATGGCTCCAACCTGAGATACGAACTCGCCAAAGATGCCGGCGGCCTTCAGCTGCTTGGCGTCAATGATATTGAACCCAGCCTCGCGGGCTGCTTTTTCAGCCACCGCCATGGAGATCGGAGGCTTGCCACCCACTGGCCGTGCGGGATGAGCAGGAGAGTCGTTTTGTTCAGCTGGGATTGGTGTCATTGATCCAGGTTGTCTTGAGGTTCATTTCCACTAGCCAGCACTCCTTGTCCAGTAACTTGGCAGCGAGGGGTATGTAACACCAACACCCCACTGTTGCACGACCCGAATCCCGGTGCTTCATCGTCTCCCCGTGGTGTCCGCATGTCTTCATCCGCTTGTTGTAAAGCGGACATTTTGAACAGGCGTTCAGCCTTTTCCTCCAGATACTTCGCGGAGTCCTCGATTCCGAGGAAATCATCAACGCTGCTGTCGCTGCCCTCGTCGCATTCAAGAATCGTGGCAGGGCCAAGGACAGTGGGAGATGCTTGAACAAACTGCATACCCCGCTGGCCACGACGCCACAGTATTCTGCAAGTCGGCGAAGTCTCTTTTTGAATGTGAGCAGAGAGTATCTCATAAACAGTATCTTCAATCTGTGAAACACGGTTAGCCCAGCGTTTGACGTATGGTATTGGGCCAAGCTGGGCGGCTGCCTTTCCCTCTACATCGTCGCATGTTTTTTCCCAGTCTGAGTTGTGCAGCACTTCGACGGTCCAGGAGAAAAGCGGATTTCCTCGACGCATGCGGCACTCCGTCAATTCAGACAACCTCACGATCCTCGATGCAGCAGTGAATGCCATCGACATCAAGCGTTTGGGTTCTCTGACCATGAGCGCCTTGCGCAGCGTTGGGTAGCGTGCAAGGACGATCTCCTTCCAGTTGCGGCGGTACGGAACCGCGGCCAACCGAATCGATCCGAGATTCAACGTGTTGCCAGCAAGCAGCCACCCTGGAATCGCTTGGGCAATAGCTAAATATGAGACAACCAGCAGATCTTTGCTGATGCCTGAAGTTGACGCAACGTGATCGATAAACGGGTCAGATGAATGAGTCTTCTTCGGCTGCTTCGGTTGCTTGACCTGCTCAGGTTCAAGCGTCGGACGCTTCGCCTGACACCCGTCCCAGATGTAGTAGAACTCTGGCGTGATACCTCCAGCCTTGGAGGCAACCGAAGCGAACGAGCTAACCTCCAAGAGCCAACCAGACTTCAGAGCGGTCGCACCCCTGCACGACAGAACCCGCTCCAGTTCACCAGACTGAGCAAAACCAAGCGGCACTGCCGGGATGACGTGAACGTAACCAACATCGTCCATAACGCAGTGATGACACTTGACGGGTATGGCCCAGCCGGAGTCGCTGACCACCCACAGTTCAATGTCTCGATCGTTGCAGTAGGTGAGCTTCATTGGGTGAAAACAACCGTCGGCTTCTTGGACACTGTAATGGCCCGTCGTTCTACATCCATGGGCGTCTCGCTGATGAGCATGTAGGTGAGAGCGTCGAAGATGTGCTTGTTCTTGTCTCCGTCGCGAATCGGCTCTGCACGGTTTGGACCCGGTTTCATTTCTCGGACCATCTTGATCGTGTTGTGCAGCTGGGCCGATATGAATACACGCCTATCGAAGAGCAGCTTCTTCAGAAGTCCGATGCGCTGCTTCACGCTTCCAGATCCTTTTGTGACTGCGTGCAGCACGATCTTGCCATGCGATACCTGACGCACAACAAGTTCGTCATACACATCTGAGGCGGCGCGGTATCTCCAAGCAGAGTTGTCTGACCAGTGCCGCCACAGCACGTTGGCGGTTCCGTGGGTGTCCTTGAGGTAGTCTTCCCACCACTGCATCTTCTCCATGACCAACTCGGTGAAGTCGGCGATCGACACCTTTCGGTCGATAACCACTGCCTCGTCGAGGATGTCGAAGATTGAATTTCCGTCGTCTCCAATCCGTTTGCACGAGATCGAGCAGGCGTGGTTCACGTCACCCAAGTCCCAGCCAGTAAACAACTCGAAGCAGTTCTTTGGAGGCACGATGATCTCGTGGTCATCCTCAGTTGCGCTGGTCACGTTCCCAACAACATGAGTGCTCGGCACGAAGACATCTGCGAAATGCCCATCGCTCACGTCCTCGACCCACTCTCCAAGCACGTAACGAGCATACAGTTGCTTGTCGTAGGCGTACTTGTTGATGAGGTCTTGCTTCTCCCGCGGATCTAGGAACGTGTTGTCGTTGAGGCTGAATTGGATGCGCTGGAACTGCGACTCAAACTGCTCGTTGTCGCTCGGCTTGCGTGTGAGCCAGATTCCGGCCAGCCAGTGGTTCACTCCGTTCTCAGGCGGGTTAAGGTCAGCGATGATCTGGTGGTTCTCGTATGGAATCTCAACGACACGCAGCTGGTCAGTCAGAACGTCGAACACAATTCGGTCCTCAAACTGATCAGCCTCCGATAGCCACAGCAGCGAGAAGCGCGTCCCCTTGAACTTGGCTGATGCCTCCCAGACGTTTTCCAAAGAGTGAAGCTGAACCTCAGATTCTCCGCCGTAAGCGTTCCTGACCCGGGCGTATGACATCTTGGTCGCCACGTCCATGGTGGGCTCCTTGGTCCACTTCATGCCGATTTTGGCGTCCATCCACTGAGGCAGGATGGTCTTCGTGAGATCAGACCATACGCCCACCTTCCCGTTTTTCAGGGTCTTGGCAATGATGCCAACGGTGGCGTTGTTGTTCTCGAAAAGGTGGCGTGCAACACGATGTGCAATCGCAAGCGATTTACCCGCTTTACGAGGGCCGTCCACCATGAGGTATCTGGCATACGAGTTGAATACCTCGAACCCTCGTGGTGAAAGATCGGGCAACCACCGCCCTTGAGTGTCTTGCATAAGGTCGGTGCGACTTTCGGTTGTAAAAGAGCAGGATCGCGGGAAATCCTCCATCGAAAGTCGCCATCTATGGACTCAATCACACTCAAGCGGGACGGCCTCGACGAATCGATCAACTCGCTCGAAGAGGGAGAAACCATGGAGATCCACGGTACTTTTACCGTCGTCTCTAAGTCTGACACTGAAATCGTTGGTGAGCTTACCGACGTGAAGAAGTGCGGGCACATGGGTGAGGACGAATACGAGCTCGACGATGAGGAAGGAGAAGACGAGGGTGGTGAGTACGGGGACGAGCCGAAAGGTAAACCCATGATGCACGGCAAGAAGGGCAAGGGCATGGGCATCCTCATTATGATCGGTGGACCCAAGAAGAAGTAACCTACTGACACATGGTCGATCTCGAAGTCCTAAAGAAGCGCGGCGGAACGGTTGAAGAACTCAAGAAGAAGTTCACGGCCGAGAAGCTCGACGACAAGATCAAGGCGTTGATCGACATGAACTCGTCGCGTATCGACGAGGGCATTCAGCGCAACTTGAACGAGGCTAGGACTTGGTACGCTATCGACCAGGCGTTTGACGCTTCGCAGCGGCAGATTACCTACACACTCGTTGAGGGCCTGCTTTCCAAGGGCACCTCTACTGAGAAGGTGATGGATGCGATGAAATCGATGGGCCTCACGTCGAGGCTGTCGAACATGCTGCTCCCGCTGTGCAATTCGGATGGCACCAAGAAGTGCGGACCAGACGGCAAGCCGCTGATGAAGCTGGACATGCCGACGTTCTTCCACATTTTCGTTCCGCTGGTTCAGGCGTACACGAAGATGCGCTGGGCCAAGCTGTTCAGCGATCGAGACATCTACCCGCTCTACAAGTACGAGCCGGTGTCCACCACGATGCAGAACCGTGTGCGCTGTGAGATCATCACGAGCCGCATTCAGCGCATGGTTCAGGAAATGGGCTATCGTGAGGACGAGCGCCAATCGATCCTGCAGATGCTCAAGTACGGCGTCTGCATGAACTTCCCTGCTGAGGACTTCTACCGAGAGAAGCAGATCTACCTCGAGAACAAGAAAGAGGTTGAGCGCACTATCAAGGAGGGCGTCCGCTTCGAGATCCCCCACCCAAGCCGCATGTTCTACGACCTCAACAGTCGTTTGAGCACTGCCAACACCGATACCGGAATCGAGTACGCCGGATTCTGGAACGTGCTTCGGTACAAGGACGTAAAGAACAACAAGCAGTTCTGGAACACCGAAAACATCCAGTTCAAATACGGAAGTTGGGTTGAGTCGAAGTACAACTTCTACCGCGAGATCAACCCCTGCATGCTTAAGTTCCCGGACCCCACGGCATTTAGCCCTGGAGCCGGTGACACCGATCGTATTCGCGAGGCCTACCGGTACACTACCAATCACCAAGACGAGGGTGTTACGGTGGTCAGCTACTTCCAGAAACTCATTCCGTCTGAGTGGAATCTGTTCGACTACGATCACCCCGTGTGGATGCGATTCATCCACACCGGATCTCATACTGTCAGTCATGCTGTACCGCTGGCCTACAACCCGCTGGTTGCCTACCTCTACGACTCAGACATGGGCAGCGCCAGAAACTCCTCGCTCGCGTTGGAGATTCTCCCATTCCAGGACCATCTGTCCAACATGCTCACCCAGTACATTTTGACGGTGAAGCAGAACCTGGAGCGCATCGTTTTCTGGAACTCGGATGTCGTTGATCAGAAGTACATCGACATCATCAACAACCTCGGAGAGAAGAAGTACCGCGGCGTCACGTTCGTGCCGTATTCCAAGCGTGAACTCAGCTGGCAGCAGCAGTCTGAGCGTGATGCGTTTACACCTGTCCAGCTGCCTCAAGGCTCTTCTGGTGAGATCGCAAGCGGTGTGAACCAGTTGATCTCCATGATGGAGCGCGTGCTTGGTTTCTCGCCTCAGGAGGTCGGCCTTCCTGCAGCCCATGAACAGACTGCTCAAGAGGTTCAGATCATTGCCAGCAACACGAGCAACCGGCTGGAGCTTACCGGCAGTTTCATCGATGCAGCCATCAAGGCCCGCAAGAAGCTCCTTTACGAGGCATTCTTGGCCTACTCAGACGATGAGGTGCTGGCTGATGTCGCCGAGGTTGACGAGGTGAAGAAACAGACTCTCGACAAGATGGGCTTCAAGGTGGATGAGCCTGAGGGTCGCAACACGACTGCTGGCATTCGTGGCAGCAAAGACGCCCTCCGAGTTGACGGCTTCTCGAGTGATCGTGAGGGCGCTGATCGTATCGTGGATTCCAAGTTGGCCGGAACGATGATCCAGACGTTCCAGTCGATCTTCGCGAACCCGGTACTCGCCCAAGCTGCTGGCCTCAATCAGCTGGTCGACCTCTTCAATCAGGTGCTCGTCTACAGCGGTGCCCCCAAAGATTTCCGCCTGCGTGTTCAGCCTCAACAGGAACAACCATCGCCCGAGGAGGCTCAGCAACAGCAGGCGGCCCAAGAGCAGCAACAGGCTGCCCAGCAGCAGCAGATACAGGAGCAGTTGGCTCAGATGGCCAGCCAGATAGTCGACGGAAAGCTGATGGAACTCAGCGAGGGTCTTCGGACCAATCTGGTGGAGCCGCTGCAGGTTCAGTCGCAACAGACCACACAGGCAATTCAACAGCTTGCCCAGCAGCAGGATCAACAGAGTCAGGCGCTGGTCAGGCTGTTTCAGATAATCCAGTCGGCACAGCAAGATCCCAATGTTGGAAGTCCAAGTCAGGTCGCTGGAGGCTACCCAGTCGGGCAAGCTCCAGAAATGGCTCCTGTCCCCGGAGTATTACCTCCTCAGGCAGGCCCTGTTGGCTGAGGTAGCTGTTCTGCAGGCAACTGCATCGAACGTCATCACGAGAAACGCTGATGCAATCCGCGCCCAAGCGGGATTGGACACTCGTGCGTCTCAGTCACTCACCCAAGCAGCGCGTATCCAAACGTGCCTAGACATTCTCGCAACGGTGTCCTCAGAGGGATACCAGTTCAAAACCGCAGAAGTGCATATCACGGACAAGCATGACAACTGAACAACAGCAGTCGCAAGACGCAGACCAGACAGGACTCGGGCAGATGAATGCTGCCCGCAGCGCACCGGCCGAAAAGTCTCCGGCCGAAACCGCAGCCATGAACGAAGCCGCCAAAGAGGCGAGCATGATGCTACTGGACAAGCTGCTTGGTGAGGAAAACCAGCAACAGTCCGAAGATGGTCAGAAGGCTGCCGAGGAGCCCGGAAATGAGGAGCCTCCCGCGAAGAAGCCCGAGGAGAAAAAGCCCGCAAAGAAGGCCGAAAAGAAGGCTGAACCGAAAGCGGAGCAGAAGGTCATTGAGAAGCCTGCTCCCAAGGCAAGTGAGGAGGAATCCGAAGATCGCTCCGAAGATCCGAAACCGCGTCGGAAAATCTCGGCCGAGAAGATCACCGAGATGGCCAGCAAGGCAGCCGCGGAGGCGACCGCTGAAACGATTCGGCAGATGGAGGAGCGCCGTCTCGAGGCTGAGTATGCCCGGAAGCAGGAGGCAGCCCGTCGTGAGGAAGAGGTCGAGGTTCCTGAAGAGTTCCGTGATGAGGTTGATCGTCTTCGCGAGGTCCAGAAGCTGCACCCGAACGACTACAAGGGTCGCGACCTAGCCAAGGAGTTCCTCGAGAGTTCCAAGAAAGAACGGGACTACGAGAAGAAGTGGCGCAAGGAGAACCCGGGTGTCGAGTTCGACTGGGAGGATGAGGAGCACGCCGACTTCGTTGATCAAAACGCTGTCGAGGTTGACGAGCGCCACCTGAAAAACGCTGAGCGTTCCATCATCAAGGAGCAGGCGATCAGGGAGGCCGAGGAGCGGTTCGCCAAGAAGTACGGCCAGGACATCGAAGAGGTTCGCCGCTCTCGCGCTGAGGCCCAGCTTGCGCCAATACGCCAGCAGGTTGACCAGATGGCGTCTCAGAGCCTCTTGGAGGTTCTTCGGCCTGACCTGGTGGATACGTTCTCCACTGACAGAGCCAAGGTGGTTGAAGAGATCAAGAACGACCCCATCGCCATGGAGGCTGTCTCTACGGTCGAACAGTGGAGTCTGCCTGCACTCGATGCCGCTGTGCGCGTCATCAACAACCCGGATGGGTACAGCAACAAGTCGCCCGAGGTTCAGCGACTGGTCAACACCGCGCTGCACGTCGAGAAGGTGCTGTCTTCAGTCCCGCGTGAAGAGCGTCCTGTGGCGGAAGACGGGCGCAAGTTTTCAACGATGCGCGACTACGCAAACATGCCTGCCGCCCAGCGTTCCAAGTACTACACGGTGCGAGATGAGGAGCTGGTTCCCCAGCTGATCATCAAGACAGCCCAATACGAGGCCAGCCGAATCAAGGCTGACCTTGAAAATAAGGCCGAGGCGTTCGCCAAGCGCATGGGCTACACGAAAACGGAGAGCAAAACCTCACAAAAGGTGGAGCAAAAACAGCAGCGCGAGTCGAGCGCCCCGAGTGTCAGGGCTCAGGTGTCTCAGCCCGATGCTGGCAATGATGATAATGGGAACGTAAACGGTCTCCCTAAAGCGTTTTGGCAGAGTATCGGATTGTGACGGCTCTCTGCGCAAATTAGAGCAGCGGTGATTGTAAAACACAAAATCGACTGACCTATTCACAAACAGGTCAATCTAGTGACAAGATAAGCGGCGAAAGGAATAACTGAATATGCCTATTGCAACCCCTACCGACAACCTGTTCAGCAGGTGTCTTCCGGCCATCGGGACCAACATTGAGTCCTGTGGCGCTGTGACCGCGTGCGACGCCAAGGTCGTCACGTCCGGTGATCTCGCGTCGATCTACGGATCGAACGACACCAACTACCGCATTCTCGGCAACCTGATTGCCGCGGACTTCGTGGGAAAGGCTGTCGGCGTCCGCCAGAACGGTCTCTATGACTTCCTCCAGGCCAACAAGCGCGTGATGGGCGGCAAGCGCCTGAGCGTGCAGCAAGTGGCTGGTGGTGTCTGGGAGCTCTCGCCCTTCATCAAGATGGGCCGGAAGCGTCAGGTCAACAGTGAGTACTGGACCGCTCGCGTGGTCGCCGCCACTGGTGCCACCCCGTCTCAGACCGCTGATCTCGACCTGAAGATCTACTCGCAGAGCTCCATCCCTGCCGACTCCCGCTGGTTCCCGAATGGTCTCCGGATCTTCGTGTCCGGCAAGAACGCCGGCTCTGGCAGCCCTGCCACTGGCGACACCACCTACCGCCTTGCGTTCGTCGTTAAGGCGTACGTGAGCTCTGGTTCCGATGCCAACGGCGCGTTCGTTCGCATCACCGTCACCCCGCAGAATGCTGGCTCCGTGTTTGCGGCTTCCGGCAACGCCGCCGCGGTTCAGGCCAAGGCGAAGATCCCGGCCAACCTCGCTGCGGACGCCGTCATCGGTCTTGTGGTGCGCGGCACTCCCAACGTCTCCGACTACGAGAGCCACTGCGCCGAGATCCCGGGCATCAACAACAACCAGCTGCTTCCGTTCTGGATCGAGACCACCCGGTACTCGATCTGCGAAGACGAGCTCACCCAGAAGTACCTCTCGGCGCTTCGGGACTCGAACCCGTTCTTCAAGCAGTTTGGTGATGTTGAGACCGTTGAGCTCAACCGCCAGATCATTGAGGATTTCCAGCGCCGTCACGCCAACAGCTTCTTCTTCAACAAGCCGCTGAACGCGAACCAGACGCTGGCGAACTACAACAACCTCCCGGCGATCAATGTGCCTACCGGCTCCTTGAACCTCGCTGTGGACGGTCGCTGCATTGGTCGCAAGGCCAACGCCACCGGCATCTACGAGCAGCTGGGCGAGTGCGGTCGTGTGTACGACATGGAGGCCGACACCCTCGACCTGAACAAGCTGTTCAACACGCTCTACCGCCTCCAGCGGGAGCGCGAGGCTGCCGGCACCAAGGCGGACATCATCGAGCTCTTCACCGACTCGTTCTACGCGAACCAGTTCATCATCGGCATGGTGAACTACTTCAAGGCGAAGTACGGCTCCGACGTGTTCCGACTGACCATGCAGCTGAACCAGGGTGGCGAGCAGGGGCCGTTCGGCTTCCGCTTCTACCGCTTCACCCTCGACTACCCGCAGGTCGAGCTCCGCATCGTCACCCACCGCATGTTCGACGACATGCTCGCCGCCCACAAGGCGGCTGGGTTCGAGACCGCTGGCCGCATGATGTGGGCTATCGACTGGCAGAATGTCTACCAGGGCATCATCGACTCGAACAGCGTCACCAACAAGACTGGCGATCTGAAGCAGCTTGCCGCTGTGGATGACAGCTACTCCTGCGTGATGAAGGTGCCGAGCCGGACCACCAAGCTGACCAGCACCACCTACACGGCGGTTCTGGAAGCTGAGACCACCAGCTTCGTGCTGGAGAATCTGGGCTCCACTGCCCCGATTGGAAACAGCACGAACGACGGTTCGTACTACGTCTAATCCGTGAATGCACTGGGCGGGTGGGTCTAACGGCTCACCCGCCCTTTTTGTTGGATGACTTTCAGTTGCGGCTCTCAACACCCTGATCAAAATCTCGCCATGCGGTACTTTGGAAAATCTCTCGTTTACAACACCATTCAGGCGTCCGACGGACGCACCGTCCCGTTCATTGAGGGCGCTGCTGGTATCGGTCTTCTGGCCACTGAGGACGCGGTCTTTATCGCAGAACTCGAGCTCCGAATCCGCGAAAAGCGCGGCGGAATCTGGGAGATGACACAAGAGGTTTACGACGAGGAGTTAAAAAAAAAGAACGCCTCGCAATCGCTGCAGCCGTCGTTAACCAGACAGGGTCTGACTCTGGCAGCGGTTCAAGCTCAGGCACAACTCCAGTCAGGCGATCCTGCTGCGGCCGTGGCTCCCGCGTCTGACAAGCCGAAGCAGGCCGACCAAACGCCATCCGCCTCGCCGGATGAGGTCAAGGTTTCAAAGCCGACAGTCGGAAAACTGAAACGCTAAACCAGGCCACATCCCATGAGCGACATTCAAGCCAACCACATCGTTGCAGCCAAGTCCGGTGCCATGTCCATCGGCGGGATGGTCGCCATGGCTGTTTCGCACATTTTCAGCCTGCCAAGCTGGGTTCAGATGGCCGCCGCGGTGGCCACAATGTGTGCGAGCTTCTACGCTATCCGTTTGAGTCGGGTGAACATCAAGAAGATCGAGGCTGAGCTCAAGATACTGCGAGCCAAAGCGAACCAACTTGGTGTATCAATAGACGACTGATGAAACCGTTCCTGATCACATTGCTACTGTTCATTGCTGGGTGCGGCGCTTTGGTGCCAAGCACCGCGAAGCGCACATCGTCAACGTCAGAGGCCGCCGCTTCCACGCTCAAGGGTTCTGAGCAGTTCTCCAAAATCGTTACAGGACAGAGGCCTGACCCCAAAACCGCTACGGAGTTTCACGTTGGCGGACTTGGAAACAAGGTGAGCGTCACGATCCCGAAAGAGCCGGAACAGATTCCGCAGGCACCTCAGGTCGCAATGGTCGCTGTCCCAGTGGTTCCGAAAGAAACCCAAAAAACGGTTCAGGCTCAAACCCAGCAGCCGTATCGTGAAGAGATTCACTACTCGTCCAACGTGGATGCCTCAGACAAGGAAAAGACAACCGAGTCGATTTCAAAGTCGGTTTCAATTCCGCTGGGTGTTAACCTGATTCTGATGGCGATGGGCATGCTCGCCGTGCTGTTCGCGATCAACCGGGCGAGGAAGTCTAGCCTTGCCGTGAACGCAGCGTACCAGACGTTCGACTCTGTGCTTGCTGGGCAGATCAGAAGCATCAGAGAACGCGCCATTCTCTCGACCGACAACCAGACAATCAGCATGCTGAACGCCCAGATTGCCGACATCGAGGCTCAGCGCGGAAGGCTTGTACGATGAACTTCTCTCAATATTACGCACAGATTAGTGCCGCCGTCTTCCCTGAGGGCGAGGCTGAGAACCTTGTCCACGTTCACAAGCTGGCCGTGAAGGATGCGCTCATCGACATCCAGACCAAAATCCCGTGCCTGCGAACCAATCACGCGGACTACATCGGCCAGTCTTCGACCTTGTTCCATTGCGGTGCGAGCACGTTCGACACCGTAGACGGAAACATTGAGCGCATCTACACGTCCGCGCTGGACGGTGGTTGCGATCCTGTTGAGGCCATGTTTGTGGACCACGACCGCATGCTCGACATGATCCACAGCTACCGCTGCTGCCTTCCGGGTGACGCTTACGGCATGACACCTCATGCGCCAAATGATGCTGTTGGCGCTCCTGTCTACGCCCCTGGAAGCGTGAGCACGGACAAGGGATTCCGCACCGGACCTGGAGCCCTCTACTGGTCCATCAATCGCGGCACCGTCTACGTGTTTCCATCGATCGACAGCACCGAGCAGATCGTGGTTGAGTGGAACGGCATTCAGCGGACGTTCATCGACACGACTGTGATACCGGTGACGTTTGAGAGCCGCGATGTCATGCAGGCGGTCGAGGTCTACTTGGACGCACAAGTGGCCCGCCGAGAGACCAAGGACATGAGCGACTACCAGACCGCAAACTCACTGTACACGAGCGCGATTTCACAGTTGGCCTACGACTGCCGCAAAGCTCAGCAAGCGGTTCGCAGCCCCAAGGTGATGCCTCACGATGTATGTTGACGGTCAATGTTAGGCCTCCCCTAGCCTCCCATGCACGCCTCTCCGGTAGACCGCTGAGGTTCTACACGCCAGCCACAGACCCATCCACCGGTTACGGCCGACTTGCTGAGGCCTGCATGCAAGCGGTCAATGCGGTGCATGTGTCACCGCTCGATTACCCGGACATAGTTCTGGCAGACCCCACCAACGTCTCGGTGTCACCGATTCGGTTCACGATGTGGGAGCCAACTCAGCTTCCGCCGACGGCAACCGGGTTCATGTCTGCAAGGGCTCTGATCGTGCCATGCAAGATGAATGTCCGTGTCTTCAGGTCCAGTGGGTATCGAGGAATGATCCACGCGGTCCCTCTATGGGGTGAATCGCCATGGGCACCAATGCCTCCTGATGACGTGTTCAAGTTCGTGTCTATCGGCCGAGACAATGGTGTTCGAGCACGCAAGGGCATGGACGAACTCATCGAGTGCTTCAAGCTTGCGTTCCCTCGAGAGCGTGATGTCAGGCTGACAATCAAGAGCAGCAACGACTGCTACAAGCTAGACCCGCAAGACGATCGAATCACTGTGTCTCGAGAGACGTTAACGCGATCCAAGTATGAAGAGATGCTTGGGGCTCACCACTGCGGTGTGTTCCTGTCCGGGTTGGAGGGGTGGAACTTCCCAGCGTGCGAGCTTATGGCGACCGGAAGGCCGTCGATCATCGTCCCGTGGGGAGGGCCTGCTGATTTCACAACTTCAGAGACATCGTGGCACCTGCCTTACACCATGGTCCAAGCGCCAGACGACAAGCCGTACTTCGGATTTGGGCAGGGAGGCAAGCCATCCAGAGACGGTGTCATCCACGCCTTGCGCGAGGCGTACAGCAATCGCTCCCTGCTGAACGAGAAGGCAACAAGGTCTTACGAGATGTCGTTCAAGTTCACCAAGTCCAAGTTCATGGAACGACTCCGTGTTGTCGCACTAGACATTCTCAGTAGTGTTTGATCCATGGCATCCAACGCCAAGGCAACCCTGATAAAGCGGTTGGCATCAACCCCTGGCAGGGGCAATGGTGCCAATACCGGCTTGGGTACTGCCGACGTTGTAATACCCGACTTTCCGCAGCTTCCGCAGAAGCTCAATGATGCCACTGTCAGGGAGTTTTCAGATGCCGTAAACCGGTGGCGGATCAGCCTTCAGGCTCAGTTTCCGATTCCGACCCAGCAGTCGACTGCGGTTACCGAGGCTCAGGCGGTCGACGTTTCCGATCAAATCTCAAGCGCGATTCAGTCTGCGGTCGCCAGCATCAATTCACAGATCGATTCACTGAACCAGTTGATCGTGTCGAACACGACCAACCTTCAGAACCAGATCGACTCAATCAGCACCGACAGCGGCGTTACTGTTGACGAGGTTGAGTCGCTCATTCAGTCGGCGAGGTACATCCATACTCAGGGTGTTGCATCGGCTTCATGGACAATCAATCACGGGCTGGGTTGGTTCCCATCAGTCACCGTGGTTGATCAGTCCAAAAACGTCTTCTATGGGGACGTTCGATACATTGACTCCAACTCTCTTGTGGTCACGTTTTACGCAGAAGTGTCGGGAACCGCGTATCTAAATTAGGACTGCCATGCCCAAGTTTCTCTCAATCCTAGACATGTCGAACCTGCAGATTGTTAATCTGCAGATCCACAACAGCCCGACGGTCCCGTATGCAGCGAGCACTGGGAAAGGCTCGATGTGGATGGACACGTCGAACAACCGTCTCAACTGGAGCGACGGCGTTAACTGGCGGGCCATCTACCCGATGGACACCCAAGCGACCGCCAACACCGCGGTGCTTCGTGATAGCTCTGGCGGGTTCTCAGCCGGAACTATTACCGCGACGCTTTTTGATGGCACGGCAACTCAAGCAAACAAGCTCACCAATGCTCGTAACATCGCCATCAGCGGAAAGGCTACGGCCGCTGGTGTTGGGTTCGATGGGACGGCGGCGATCAGCCTCAACGTCACGGCACTTTCAGTTGTTCCCGGGGAAATCACGCTCGCGAACAACCAGATTATCGTCGGCAACGGAAGTGGTGTTGGTGCTGCGGTAGCTAAGAGCACTTTCCTGCTGTCCGAATTAGGTGCTCCGACTGGCCCTGTTTCTTTCAGTGGCCAGCTGATCACCAACGTCGCCGACCCTGTTTCTGGAACTGACGCAGCCAACCGCCAGTTCGTCGAGAGTTTCGCTCAAGGTCTTGACCCCAAGGCGTCTTGTCGTGTTGCCACCACCGCTGATCTCGGCGGCACCTACAACAACATTACCAAGACGATGACGGGCGGACTGACTCCGCTCATCATTGATGGTGTTACGCTTGCTGCTGGTAACCGGGTGCTTGTCAAAAACGAAACCAGCGGGAGCGGTGCGAGCGAAAACGGTATCTACACGGTCACCAATGCTGGCAGTTACAGCGTGGCCTGGGTGCTGACCCGCGCCACTGATTTCGACACCAGTGCCAAAGCAAGCCCGGGATCGTTCACCTTCATCGAAGAGGGCACTGTCAACAAGGACACTGGCTGGGTGATGACTGCCGATGCCCCGGTGGCTCTCGACACCACGGCGCTCAACTGGACCCAGTTCTCCGGTGCAGGCTCGTACACGGCTGGTCGAGGTATTGTCCTCAACGGAACCCAGTTCAATTTCGCCCAGAACTCAGACTACACGGCGAACACGATCCCGTACGCCACTGGCGCGACCACGATCGGTTTCATCGGGGCGGGATCAGCGAACCAAGTGCTCCGCATTCCCTCTGGCGGAGGAGCTCCAGCGTTTGGCGCTATTGACATCAGCCAGTCCGCTGCTGTCGCTGGAACGCTTGCGGCAGCCAACGGCGGCACCGGCCAGTCTTCGTACTCCATCGGCGACATCCTTTACGCCAGCGCCTCAAACGCGCTGTCCAAGCTGGCTGGTGTGGCTGTTGGCAACGCGCTGATCTCTGGTGGTGTCGGCGCTGCTCCTAGCTGGGGCAAGATCACGCTGACCAATCACGTCAGCGGAATCCTGCCGATTGGAAACGGCGGCACAGGCCTTTCGACGTGGACCACTAACGGTGTCTTCTACGGCGGCGCGAGTGCGATGGGTCAAACCGCTGCGCCAACTTCTGGTCAGCTGCTTGTTGGTAGCGTTGGAGGTGTTCCGACATTCGTTGGCATGTCGGGCGACGCCACGCTGTCTGCGGCGGGTGGGCTCACAATCTCTGCGAACGCAGTCACGTACGCCAAGTTCCAGCAGATCGCTGGCCTGTCTGTGTTTGGCAATTCGACCTCGTCTGCAGCGAATGGCGGGGCGATCTCGGGAACTGCCAATCAGGTGCTCCGTGTCGACTCGACTGGAACCGCGCTTGGTTTCGGGGCGATCAACCTTGCGAGCGGAAGCGCTGTCACCGGAGTACTTCCAAGCGCGAACGGCGGCACTGGAACCCAGTACGCTCAGTTCACCACTGGTGGCACAACGCTGCGCACCTATTCGCTTCCGAACCTGAACTCCCAGTTGGCGGCTCAGGTGTCTGGAACGATCACTGGCAACGCGAGCACCACGGTCTTCAGCGCCACCCACAACCTGAACACCAAGAACGTCGTCGTCTCAGTGTTCGACTCCAGTGACGACAGAGTGTATGTGGATACAAAGACATTTGATGTGAACACCGTTCGCTTCACTTTCGCTGTCGCTCCCGCCTCGGGAATCACATATCGCTGGGTCGTCGTCGGCTACTAATCCATCTCCAGAATGAAGTTCGAGAGCCAACTGCAGATCGTCACGGCAGCGGGGGTTCCCCCGTTCACGGTCAATCAGACCGCGCTGGTGATCAACCTCAACGCCGACCTTTTGGACGGACAGCACGGGTCTTACTACGCGGCGGCATCGTCGCTTGGTAACTACCTTCCACTGACTGGCGGGACGCTCACGGGGACGCTCACGGGGACCATTGGTGTCTTCACGACGGTACGAACCACTGAGCTCACCAGCCTCCTCGGGTCGAACGGTCCGATCACGATCACTCCCGACGGCACCGGGCACGTCCACATCAACTCGACGGACATCCGTCTTGGCCCGAACAACACGAACGCCACGCTCGCAACTCGAGGCACTGGCGACCTGATACTCAGAACCAACGAGGGTTCTGCGACCGAGGGTTTCATCCGAATCTACGATGGCGCGAACGGCAACATCGAGATCACCCCAAACGGAACCGGAACCGTTGTTGTCGGTAAGCTGTCCGGAAGCACCGCGTCGTTCAGTGGTCAGGTTACCAGCACTGTTGCTACCGGCACCGCGCCGCTCGTCATTGCGAGCACGACTGCGGTCGCAAACCTCAACGCCGACCTGCTCGATGGGCAGCATGGGAGTTACTATCAGGACGCGGGAAACCTGAACGCGGGAACCGTTCCAAGTGCACGCCTGTCGGGCAGTTACGGAATCAGCATTACTGGGAGTTCGTATTCCGTGTTTGTTGCAGATACACGCTCCGTGGCAACGACCCCTCAGTCGGTAAACATGGGGGTTTTCTACGACTTCAAGCAGAACTCGGTCGACGGGCTGAATGACGGCGGCACGTATTTCGGCGAGATGACGTTCCGGCAGTACGGCTCTGGAACCGATTGGAGCGGTGGTCTGTCCCATCAGCTTGGTTTCACCGACAACGGAAACGTCTGGCAGCGGAGCGGCAGCAGCACGACGTGGGGCTCTTGGAAGAAGTTGCTCGATACCACCAACTTCTCGTCGCACGCCCTCCCACTGACGGGCGGAACGCTGACCGGTGCTCTCAATGGCACCACAGCTTCGTTTTCTGGTAATGTCAAGGGTGGTCGTGTCACGCTCCGAGACGACTGCTTGGAGCAGCACGTAGACGACAGCGATGGTGTTGGTATTTTCGTCAACTACTTCGGGTACGCATCTGGCACGACTCGGTTCCGAAACTTCGGCGTATTCAACGGCAAGAACCAGCAGCTGTTCTACATCACTGGATCGACCGGTGCGACCGCGATCACTGGGACTCTTTCTGTCACAGGCGCAATCACTCAGGCGGGCAACCAAGTCCTCCACGCAGGGAACTACGGCGGCTACTCGACGTTCTCGGGAGCGGTAACCTCTGGCTACGGCACGTTTGCCTCTCCGGGCCACATCATCGGTGACGCCCAGTACGGGTTCTACGTGTCGGGTGGAAACCTCTTCTACAAGAGCGCGTCCACGGGAAATCACGTCTGGCGTAACATCGCCAACTCGGCGGACACGATGACGCTGGACAACAGCGGAAATCTACTCCTCTCAGGATCTCTCAGGCTCACTGACACGACGACCGGGATCTCCAAGAGTGGAGGCCGTCTCAGCATCCGATCCGAGTCTACTGACGACGTCGCCAACTTCGCGTCGTACGGATTGTACCTCCCGAAGTCGGGACAGACTGCTGGACTGTATGTCGAGAGCGCAATCGAGGCTCGCGCTGGAATCCGGCTCGGAACGAGTGCTGCCAATGGAACGATCACGGTTGGCGCGGACACGGCTAACACCGCAAACCGACTGGTTCAGCGTGACGGCAGCGGGAACATTGCTGTTTCTGGAATCAAGCAGGGCGCTGATCTCGCTCGCCCGCTCGCAAGCTGGGGCGTTTCAGGCACATCGACCGGCATGGTGATCTTCTCGTTCCCCGGAGGAAGCGGGAACTACGGGATGGTCCACTGCGTCTTCGACATCTACGAGTACAACAGCAACACGGTCTCCACCGTGATTGTCGGTGGCCACAACTGGAATGGGCAGTGGTACAACACCGGGTCGAACGTCATTGGTCGATGCGGAAAAACGGTCCGACTTGGGTTCAAGGACGGCAAGTACTGCGTGGTGTTCGGGGGTGCTGCGTCCAGCTGGGAGTACGGAACGATCGTACTCCGGAAGATCCACAACGGTGCCTTCTACACTGGCATCATGGACATGGGTGGTGCATTCACGACCTCCCAGACGGCGACCGAGTCCTTCACTTGGGTCACTGGAGATCTCAGGGTTCTCAGGTCCAGTGCGGCGATCATCAGCGACGACTACCTCCGAGGAACCGAGGTCTACTCGAGCAACTGGTTCAGGAACGACAACTCTGGAAGCGGCATCTACAACAGCGCCACCTCGAACCACTTCTACTCTGATGGCCCGTACTGGAACGTCGCTTACAGCGGCACGCAGGGCATTCGATTCCGCAACGGTCACAACGGCACCATTCTTGGCTACATCTACGCCGAGACGGACGGAAACTTCGGGTTGCTGAGCAACAACGGTGGCTGGGCTGTTCAGGTGAAGCCGGGTGGCGGTGGAAACCTGAATGGAACGTGGACGATCAACTCGAACACTCCGCTTACTTCGGCCAACTACTCAGGCTACGCGCTCCCCCTTTCTGGCGGGACGATGACCGGCGACCTGACAGCCACTCGCATTCGCGGAGTCAACAGCTTGGTTCTGAACACGTTCACGACGGTCAATCCAGCGTCGAACGTGTTCCTCTACAGTCAGCCGAACGACCGCGATGCGTGGATCTTTCTGGACTCCGCAGACACCGGCAGCAACTGGGGTATCTACCACCGTCAGATTGACAGTGCGGTCAGTGGCCTTCCTGCCAACTCCATCGGGTTCATTGGTGGCGGAAGCAGTGCGCTACAGGCTTGGATTTCGCTCGCGAACGGAAGCGCCAATTTCCAAGGGGCGTTGACTCAGGCGGGAAACCAAGTACTCCACGCAGGTAACTACACGTCCTACGCGCCAAACATCAACGGAGGTAGCACGATCGCTGGTATCACCTACTTCTCGAACGGTGAGTCGATGCAGGTATACGGCATTCGTGGGCGGTTCACCAACGAGTACCTGCACCTCTACAACAAGGTTGGAGTTGGGCATCCGTCAGGATGGGGATCTGGCGAGACGAATACACCAGATAAAGGTCTGTCTACGTATGGCGGCATCAACGTCGCGTATGGAAACAGCGCGGTTTCGTCGTTTGCTGGACAGTTGAACGCAAACGGTGGGTTGAGCCTTGGCGGTCCTCTGTATTACAGTCTGTACACACGCCGTCAGATTTCTCTCGCTGGTCCAAGCACTGCAAACTTCGGCAACTGGAAGCAGTTCATCCGCCTGTGGGCAGCGAGTGGATCTGGAGCGAACCTGTTCACCCTAAAGGTGTCTGTGCGCGGCAGTTGGAACTGGACTCCAGTGTTTGGCACTGTCGAAGCGTACTATTCTCTCCACCTTCCAGGCGACGGAACGATCAACACGCTTCGTGATTTCAGGTTAACGCACATATCAGGCCCAGCGGCAGACAATCTCAGGCTTGGAGATGCGGTGATCGAGAACGGGTACATCTCGATTCCTGTATGGGGTGCCAACACAAACGCGCTTGAAGCCACGGTAGAGCAGTGGAACGGATCGCAGATTCTTGGATCAACCACCACCGCAGTCTCAGAAACTCTTCCTGCGTTCATTGCCCCCAATTTCCGTGGCGGACTGACATCCGACGGGAATGCGGTCCTTCATGCTGCAACCACTAGCGCCCCAAACCTGAGCATTGGCGGCAACGCGGCCACCGCGACCAACGCGAGTCAGCTTGGAGGCAACGCTGCGGCGAACTTTGTGCAGGGCGCTGGATCGCGTGGACGCTCGACGAGCAGGTCGAACGGAACGGCGAGCAACCTCACTGACCCGTCTGGATTCTACTACGGCGTCACCGTCACTGGAATGCCGACCACTGACTGGTGGCATTGGATCCAAAGCATCGGCAACGACTGGTCTTCGCCAGACGGGTACGGCTACCAGCTTGCGTGTTCCTACTGGAGCGATGACCTGCGATTGCGGCGACTCACCAGCGGCACGTGGGGTAGCTGGGTTCAACTACTCCACTCTGGCAACTACTCCTCCTACGCCCTCCCTCTATCGGGCGGGACGATGACCGGAAGCATCCAGTTGCCGTCGGGAGGTTACGTCGGACTCAACGGAGGTTCGACCTACGGTATCGGCGTCCTAAGCAGCAATCGAAGCAGCGCCGTCTTCGATACGGTCGAGTCCACTGGCACCGACCCGCTCGAACTGAATTACTACCAGGGTGGACCGGTGAAGATCGGGTCCGGAGCGAATGGCAGCAAGTCGCTCTATGCTGTCGGCATCTACGACAACGGAAACCAAGTCATTCACGCCGGTAATTTTGCGACATACGGCGTCCTCCGCAGTCTGGGGTACGCCAACTCCAGCAACGTCAACTGGAACACACTGGGCAACGTCGAGAACACAACGCTCGCGATCGTCCAAGAGACGTTCAACATCTCGCCAGGAACTGGGAACAGCAACTTCCCCACGAACGCCTCATACAAGTACGGCGTACTGCTCAATGTTGGCGGAGGCGCGGGTGCAGGCAGGGCTCAAGTCTATATCAGTCACGCTGGAAACGACCTCATCTTTCGAGGCGGCTGGGGAGATACAAGTTGGCAGACTTGGAACAAGTGCCTCACTGACCAGAACTACAGCAGCTACGCGCTTCCCATCACGGGAGGCACTCTCACGGGCGCTCTATCTGGAACCAGCGGGTCGTTCAGCGGCGATGTTACTTGGAGCGGATACAACTCTGGAAATGCCCGTGCCGTCCGCATCGGCTACTCTGGAGGCAACTACGGCAGCATAGGATACGGGATCAATTACACCTCCACCACTGGATCCCACACGTATGCATTCAACGATGCGGTAACGCGCATCGATCTTGCGGACGGCATACAGGTCTACAGCGCGGCTGGTGCCGGTGCTGGTACTACCGTTGGATGGACCACGCTTCTGGTCGCCAATAGAGCAAACTCCGCATTGCAGTGGAAGGGTGTCAGCGTCCTGGATGCGAACAACTATTCCTCCTACGCCCTACCGCTTTCAGGGGGCACTCTCACAGGCGCTCTGTCAGGCACCAGCGCCTCGTTTTCAGGTGCTCTATCATCTGGCGGCAACTCGGTGCTGACGGTCGGCAACTACAGCAGCTACGCGGTGGACAACACCAAGCGGGTGAAGCAGTTCTTCTGGGACAGCCTCTCTGCATCCACCACTCAGGCTCGTCGTTTCGAGATCGCTCGCATCGCGATCGACATCGTCAACTGGAACAACGTCGGCACGTTCGAGATCGAGCTTTGCGAGCAGTACTACAGCAAGGGAATCAAGAAACGGTACGCCGTCTGGTACGGATATTCCGGAACTCGTCCAGGGCTGAAGCTGATTGAGATGACCGGCGCTGGGGACAATAACTTCCAGGTTGTGCTTGGATCTGAGCAGCCTGTCAGTGGTAACCAGTACTACCTGCCAATCTACGTCGATATCCGCTACTACTCGATCGTGGATGTGCGTGTCACAACGTCGCGGCAGATCACGTCGAACAGCACGCCTCCGGTCGGGTACACCTACATCAACAGCAGCCCGACTCCGACCAACATCACCGACTTCACGGCGGACAGCACGGTAGACCTCTCCAACGCGGCGAGCGCGTGGCAGGTTGGTGGAAACACGATCATCCACTCTGGAAACTACACGAGCTATCCGCCAGCGAGGTGGGCCACTGGTCGCACGATCTCGCTGACTGGAGACGTAACCGGAACGAGCGGTTTATTCGACGGTACAGCGAACCTTTCTTTCGCGGCTACGCTTGCCAACTCAGGAGTCACTGCTGGTACGTACAACAACGTCACGGTCAACGCCAAGGGAATCGTCACTAGCGGAAGCAACGTCTCGTACCTGACTGGAAACCAGAGTATATCAATCACTGGAGACGCAACAGGGTCTGGATCGACAGCGATAGCACTTACACTGGCCAACTCTGGAGTCACAGCAGGCACGTATCGATCTGTCACGGTTGATGCCAAGGGGCGTGTTACCGCAGGAACAAACCCTACTACACTGTCAGGCTACGGAATCACTGACATCGCCTACGGAAGCACCGGGTCGCGCAACGTCTGGACAATCACAGACTGGAACCAGACGACGTACCAGAACGCGCACTTCCTTTCGTCTGAAAACACGCACACCAACGGGCCAAGTAGCGACTTCATCTACGGGCTTCAGACATCTTTTCACCGTTCTGGCGCGGCTTACAGAACCCAGATGGTCACGGAGCTCTACAGTAGCCCAGTCAGCATTTGGGTTCGCAACTCGCGAGACTCAGACGTATGGACGACGTGGAGCAAGCTGCTGCACTCGAACAACTACACAGACTACGCGCCAACGAAGACAGGAGGCGGGGCGAGTGGAAGCTGGGGCATCAACATCACTGGAAGCTCTGCCAGCGTTTCGGCATCGGCGGATCAAGCGATCGTCAACCAGCACAACGGAAGCGGCTCAGCATGGTACGGACGCATCCTTTCCAAGAACTCGACCAACGATAGGTCGGCGTTTCTTGGGACATACGGAAGCGTTGCAGGCGTCTTCGCCCACAACAACGCCTTAACCGCATGGGCTGATCTCTACATCAACACGGTGGACGGCAGCAGCGGCGGAACCGTGCGAATGCCGGCATCTGTACTCGTCAGCGGAAATCAGGTCATCCATACAGGAAACTACGTTTCATACTCGCCGTCGCTTACGGGCGGCGGCGCAAGTGGGACATGGGGAATCAACATATCTGGAAGCTCGGCGTCGTGCTCAGGCTCAGCTGCTCAGCTGAACGGCCAGGCCGCGAGCTACTACGAGAACAGAGACACCACATCGGTCAGCATCTCTGCTGGAACGCTGACGCTTGGTCGAGGCGCAGGAAACCTGACGACGACCATCGGTGGTCGCGTCGTGGCATGGTGCGACTTCAACGGAAACTTCGCGAGCTCACAGAGTCCCAACGCGAGCTTCAACGTCTCAAGCATCACCAAGAACGCGACTGGCGACTACACTGTGAACTTCTCGAGCTCGCTCGGAACCGCGAACTACGTTGTTGCAGGCACCGCACAGCTTGACACCCCGAGCCCTGGCCAAAGCAACTACAACGTAATGGTTGCTGTGCCTCGCCGAAGCGGCGCAAAAGCGGCTGGCAGCTGCCGCGTTGTCTGTGAATATCCTGCTGGCGTTGCGCTTTACGATTCCATCTCAGTTGGCGTCGCCTTCATAGCCGCATAATGAAAGTCATCATCTACACCAACGACGATGGGTGGGTCAGCGTGGCAACACCATGCTATCCGCCGAACACTAGCACAGAGCAGGAATCCCAGATCGCTGCGCTGATACAGCGGAAGGACGTTCCCACTCTTCCAGATGGATCGGTGCGACCGTCGTTCATCGTGGACTCGGCAAGTCTCAGTGGAATGAACCTCTTCTTCGAGGCATGGAGGTTGACTCCCAGTGGCGCGGCAATCTGGAACAAGCCAGTAGCCGACGAGCTCAAGCGAAAGCAGTTCCGAGTCCTACGCAAGCCATTGCTGGAGAATCTGGATGTGGAGTTCATGCGGAGCTTGGAGGAGGGGAACACCGCACAAGTTGCGGAGATCACCACCAAGAAGAAGGCGCTACGCGACGTGACGTTGATCGATCTCTCGGAGTACGATACACCGGAGAAGCTGAACGCCTTCATTCCAGAAGTGCTAAGAAACTTGTAACAATATGCAACCGAACTACCGCCAGATCCAACCGGCCCCCGTGTTGGACAAAACCGCCAACGCCATCTCGATCCCGTACGCGAATGTGCAGCTGTTCCAAAGCTGCACCGCCCAGTACGAGGTTCGTCAGGTCACCGAGATCCCGCCCCTGCCGGACGGTCAGGTGCTGCCTCCGATCTGGGGTCCGGCCCTGATGAGCGGCAACATCACCCTCTCTGGTGACGACTACACCGCGTGGGGTGCTGACGACAACTACCTCTACGAGAAGGTGGCCGAGAAGCTGGGTCTGACGCTGATCCCGTTGCCGACCGCTTGACACTGAGAGGCCGGTGTTGTACACCTAAATCCGCATGGCTGACACCAACGAATTTGCCTCTAAGATCAACGCCGAACGCGATCTCGTTATCCAGAACATCCAGCAGCTTGAGCAGAACATCAACATTCTGACCCAGCAGCTGAATCAGGCGCAGCAGAACCTGCTTGCCTCCAAGGGCGCTGTCATCGGATTCGATCGACTTCTTGCTACACTCGTCTCGTCGGTCCCCGCTGGGACTGAGCCGGTCCTCACTGATCCCGCTAACCCAACCAACAACTAACAGGGAACAGCCCTGATGCACGGCCCATCCTCGAAAGGGGGTGGGCCTTTTCATTTAGCGACTCCCGCTTGCTGCTTGAGTATGTGCGGAGTACCACCGTGAGTATGAGTTCGCCGATCACAGGCAGTAGTTTCACTGTAGCGACGCTTGGAGAGAGCTTCTGCAACCGGATCACCAATCTTCTGGCGCTGTCGTCCAAGATGAAGCTGTGGTTCGACTGGGCATTTGATGACGCCGGAAACGCTACATCTGACTTCAAGTCGATGTTCCTGCCTCCTCCCAACGTGATCATGCCGTTTTACATGTCGGACACGGAGGCTGCTGTGAAAGCTGCTGTTGCCGAGCTCAACAAGCCCACTGGAGACACTGGGCTTCCGTTCTGGCGGCTCTGTGACGGAACCAATGGCACGCCGGATCTCCGCGGCCGTGTGATTTCCGGTGCTGGTGCTGGTTCCGCTCTCACTCAGCGCAACAACGGGGACATTTTCGGCTCAGAAAGCGTGACCCTGGCATCGAATCAGGTGCCTGTTCAGCCTCATTTCCATGGTGTTGGACGCCGTGCGGCGGCTGGATCGATCGACGCAGGTAACAACGACTTCGATTTCATCATGCGCCAGTGGACGCTCCCGGGGAATTACCACTACAACGAGCTTCAGGGTGACGGAAGCCTGTCTGGAAACGGAAATTTCTCGAATACGGGCAACGCTGCCACCACAGGCCTCATTTCTGACGGCGAAGCTGCCGCCCCTGCTGCTGGTGTTTCCGTGTTTCAGCCCTCGATGGCCATCTGGTTCATCATGCGCACTACTCGAACTGTATGAAGAGACTCGGAAGTGTCAGAGAGACCGGCATTCAGCTGAATGCTGTATCGCTTGATCTGCGATCTCCTGCTGGAAAGACCAGCGAGGGGTACTTCCGCCTTGTCGTCAATGCCATCAGCGATCGGGAAGGCCGTCTGAGGCGTCTCGGCGGCTGGAGGCCGCTTGCTCTTGGTGAGCTTCCTGCCGGAAACGAGGATCTGCACGACCAACTGCTGACCAACACGGTGTCTCCGACCGTGATCAGCGGCACGGCGGTGATCTCGGTTGTTGGGGCTACCGTTGCGGTTCAAAACCCGGGATCAGTGGTGGCCCCGACGGCCACGGTTTCATTCACCGGAGGAACGGTTTTTGCCTACATCCCGATCATCTCCAACTTCCCGACGATTTCGATCGTCCCGCCGGATGTTCATGCGTTCGTTCCGTGGACTGGCTACCTGTGGCGCGTGTCTGCACGTACCACCGACGCTGTAACCACCGGTTCTCCAGGCTACGTTGATCTCCAGTACAACTCTATCCAGGCTGGCGGCAATCAGACCGTCCGCATGTACTCAAACACCAACGCTGCAGCGAACCAGAACGTGTTTGCGTACGGATGCGCACCTGCTGACGCAGTCAATTTCACTGACGCCGGTGTTTCAGACAAGCTGATGGTCTGGAACTCGACATCACAAGACAGCAGCCTGCTTCCGCCCACCAACACTCAAATCGTTTGTGAATGAGCTCACCTGAGTACATCACTTTTCTGGCCCACATGCGTGGCGAAAGCGGAGACACCCGTCTCTTGGCTGGAACGCGCTCTCGCCTCTACTCAAACACCGGTCTGGACGGCAACTGGCGGCTCCTGATTGGCGGTTTAGGTGGTGAAGTGCCGGCCGATGGTGTTCCTGAGACGCGATGGAAGCACGCCCAGATGGGTGGCATCACGATTTTCACCAACGGCATGGACCAGCCGTACTGGTGGTCGTGGGAGAAGCCTGCGGACCCTACCACTGGCTACTCAGCTGAGCTTCTGGACGACTTCGTGGCCATGGACATCACTACGGTGCGGTCTATTGGTGCTTGGCGCGGGTTTGTCTTCGTTGGAAACGTCATCAGCGAGGGCGCTGTTTACCAGAACCGCGTATTCTGGTCGGACTTCAACGATCCGCTGAGTTTTGTGCCTGGGCCTGAGTCTTTGGCCGGCTACATCGACCTCGGTGAGGACGAGCGGGTGCTTGCAATGGCTCCTCTTGGAGCACAGTTCCGCGTCTACACCGACAAGGCCATCTACAACGTGGATTTGGTGGGCGGTGACGAGGTTTTCAACTTCCGCGAGGTCTATCGAGGCCCTCAAGTTTTGCGGTTCGAGAACAGCCTCGTGAATCTGGGAGAACTGCACGTCTACGGAGGCGAGGACACGCTCTACGTCATTGGTGAGTTCGACCGCAGCCCGAGAATCCTCGATTGGTTGTACCGTGCTTGCGGTGCGATCTACAACGGTGTCAGTGCCGACTATCTTGGCGGCGTCACCACCTCTTCGTTTCCTGCTTTCGGCCCAATCAACCGCGGCGCATGTCACTTGCTGGTTGGTGGCTACGATGAGGCCGAGCGGATGGTGTGGTTCTCGTGGGCTCCTGACGCCGAGACGGTTCCTTCCAAGTCGCTGGTCCTCCAGATGGACATTGGCAAGGCCTGCCTGGTTGAGTCTGGTTTCACCTCGTTCGTTTCTCACCTTCCCAGCTATCAAGCCAACGTGAGGCGATGGTTGGCTGACATCGGGGCATGTCTTCCGCAGCCTCTTCCCGGTGAGGGCAACCCGCTTCCGATCACGTTCGTTCCGGACACCAGCCTGACCTGCATTCGCAACACCACCGAGGACTACAAGCTGCCTCCAAGCCCCACTGGTTCGCTGTGCGCCAAGATCGATGCGAATCCCAGCTTGGAGCCGGACTGCACCCCCTGTGGAAACGGCTACAAGTTCATCATGGCCTCCTCTCAGGACAAGTGCCTGAAAGAGTACACGCCTGATGTCTACGCCAGAACCTACTGCACCACCGACCCGAACAATCGGTCAGGTCTGGCATGGACCAACACGAACCATCCGACCACCGTGGTGAACTACGCCGACTACGGCTACACCACTCTGATCCAAACGGACTCCCAGGACATGGGGACTCCGAACAACAAGACGATCTCTCGTGTCGCTGTTGAGTACGACGCCCCAGACGTGCCTGACATCAACGCCGCGTTACTGCATGTGGACATTGGGTACGGCTCTCAGCCGCACCGGTTGATCTGGCAGACCTCAAACCCTCGCAAGATCGATCGACTGTCTTCGCAGACCGAGAGTCAGATGGCGACCGACAACATTCGGCCCAACCGGATTGCAACGTACCAGTTCTTCAGGACTGGGTCTCAGGTTGGGTTCCGGTTGATGATCGCAAACTCCAGTCGCAATCCGGTGATTGGCGGTTCGTCTTCTCTCAACGAGATGAGTGTCTCGATGAGGTCTTCGCACGGAGACTATTTCTAGCATCAACACCGCTTCGGCGGTTCACTAACTCAAAGAACAGGACGCGCTATGGGTATTTCAAATCTCGGTGGAATCATCGGGGCATTCGCTGGCTCCAAGATGGAGCGGATGAACAAGAATCAGGGTCTTCAGGACCAGATCGACACATCCGTTGGAGGCATGGACAAGTATCGTCAAGAGGCGGACACCGCTCTTGGCAATTACACTGCCGCGAACCGAACCGCGATTGGCGAGGTCGGCCGACTCAACAAGCAAACCGAGGGTGAAACCAACCAGATGCTTGGCGGTCTTCGTCAGGCCAGCTTCATGGGCGACCGCGAGCGTGCCCGTGAAGGCGATCTCGGTGCGCTTCAGGGATTTCTTGGTCAGCTGGGTGGCGGGATGTCCAAGGCCGACAAGATGGCCGCTTCTCGCTTGGGCTACGCTGGCAAGGCTTCTGGCACCTACATGGACAAGCAGCGTGCCGGCTACGTTGGAGCGTTTGGTGCTCCCATTGCGCAGCAGATCTTCGGCGGCCTCAATCAGGCTGCTGCCGGAGCGGGCGCTGAGCGTGGCGCGAACGTCGGCCAGCAGATGGGGTTGATGCAGTACCGCAATCAGCTGCCGATGAACGTGGCCCAGATGGAGCTCAACCCGCTTCAAGCCATGCAGCAGTCTCGCCAGTCTGAGATCGGGCAGCTGAGCGGCCTGTCTGATGTGAACAACTCCAACTTCGCAGGCTTCCAGGAGAAGAAGAACAAGTGGGCCAAGCTGGGTGAGGCCGTTGACTCGAGTGTCAACAGCGCCATCGACACCGGCATGAGCCTGTACAGCGGAGGCATGCTCGGAAGTGGCGGCATGCTTGGAGGCCTCATGGGAGGTCTCGGACTCAGCGGTGGAGGCCGTCAGCAACAGCAGCAGGCCCCTCCTCCGATGGCTTACGGTTACCCGCAGCCGGCCTATGGCTATGGAGCACCGATGATGTATGGCATGCCGATGTACGGCCGCTAACACTGATCAACCCTGAACAACAACTAGCCCGAACAATTTTATGGCAGACGCTTATGGATCGACGTTGGACTCGCTGATGGTCAACAAGGCGGCTCAGCAGGCCGCTCAGCAGGCCGAGGCAAACTCGTACCGCAACTTCCTCAATCAGGTGTCCAACACCAATCTACGCCGCCGTGAGGGCGAGGCCCTCGATCGCCGAGGTATGGAGGAGTTGGGTATCAACCGCATGAACGTGGCCGGCATGAACGACTATCGTCGTGGACAAGTCGACATCGGCATGGAGGACGCCCGCACTCGCCGGTACGAGGGCGAGACCGGCCGTGAAAACGTCGGCGGTTTGAACCGGCTCCGTGAGGGTCAGGTTGAAATCGGAAAGACCGATGCTGGCACCCGTTTGCTCGACACTCAGAGCATGGGTACGTATCGAGCCGGTTTGACCCGGAATGAGGCTGACCGGATTCAGTCTGGCGAGCGCCTTGGAATGCGCGGTTTTGACACGTCTGAGCGTAATGTTGGCCGGCAAGCTCAGGCCATGGAATACGGGGCTGATGCAGGTGTTCGCAGTACCGGCATTCAAGCTGGGGCCAACATGTTCGACTCGTCTAACCGGCTTCAGGCTGCCCAGCTGCAGTACGACCGACTCCCGCGTGCCGAACAGCTTGCATTCGATCAAGGTGGTGTTGAGGGGCTGCAGCAGTTTCGTGCTGCTACCAACCCTGCTGGAGAGAATGCGCGTCTCATGCGGATGTCCTATCAGCAGGAGCAGGACACTCAGCGTCGCAATGCGTACCAGTCCACGATGGACAAGTTGAATAGCGACTTCCAAGGTGACCAAGGATGGTTTGGTGGTTTCGACGAACCGCGCACTAAAGACATCCGGGCAGAGCAAGCGCGTATCAGGGCTTCTCGACCTGACCTCAAATTGACGGATGATCAGGTCTACGACGAGGCTCTCGGAAACGTCTCTCGCCGGATTGTTGATGCTCGTTATGGAGTGCGACCGAGCGTTGATGAGATTCTGCGAGAGGATCGTTACGATGCCGGCCAGCAGCCTCTTCCGGGTCGTTCTACTGGCGGTTCTGGAGCCGCCGGGCTTTCTGAGCCTGGCCTTGCTCCCACGAACGCTATTCCTGGTCGCGTGTTTAATCCGCGTGGGGGACGGATGCCTGTCCGACAGCAATCCGGAAGAAACTGGCCGCCCAACGAGTAACATTGGAGGCTGAAGCGCAGCTTGTAGTCACCCATCAATCAGACCGGAAAAGACCACACACTCATGCCCAAGATCATTGCAGTTGAAGGACAGGGAAACCTTCAGTTTGGCGACGATTGGTCCGACGAGCAGATCGATCAGTACATCGAAGACAAGTACTTCGGTGGCCAGTCGTCTGCACAGCCGCAAGCGATGCCTTCCTCTCAAGGGCAGGCGATGCCAGCTGCAGAGAAGCAGGGTGTGTGGGACTCGTTCACCAGCGGTTTCGGCCGCGGGTTCGAGGCTGGTGGTATTCCGTTCTACAGCGGCGGCAAAGAGGCGGTGAAGTCTGTCGGTGTCCTGAGCGCGGCTCTTGCTGCACGGGAAGGCACCGCCTCTGACGAGCAGATGCAGCGTCTGCGTGAGTACAAGGCCGAGGAGGACAAGGCTGCTGCCGAGGCCGAGGGTCGCGGAACGCTGGAGCGGATTGCGTACGGTGTTGGCCGAGTTCTCGGTGAGGCTCCCGGCTTCGCTGGCGAACTGGCCCTGACCGGTGGTGTTGCTACCGCTGGTGAGAAGGCCGCGGTCAAGGCTGCTGCAACTGCCGTCAAGGCGCTCGGCAAGGAGACCGCCTACACGGCCACCCGCAAGGCTGCCGACTGGGCTGCTGATAAGGTCAGTGGTCGAATCGTTCGAGGTGTGGCCGGCGCTGCTGCTCAGACCATTCCTTCCGGCGCTACTCGTATCGTGTCGGGAACCGCTGAGCGGATGACCCCCGGATTCGATCTCGAGGAAACTCCAGGTGGAACATACTTCACCGAGACCAAGCAGGCCGACCCATTCCTCACTGCCGCCTACAAGGCGCTTGGAGACCAGTTCGTCGAGGTTCTCAGTGAGCGATCCGGCGGGTTCCTCACTGACATGCTTGGTGCTGGTGCCCGCAAGGCCGGTCTCGGAAAGGCGATCGACTGGACCTCTGGACTCAAGCAGGCAGTGGCGAGCCGTGTTGCCAAGAAGTACCCTGGGATGTTTGAGGGTAATGACTTCATCGACGCGATCGGCAAAACCACCAAGTGGGACGGTGTCTTTGGCGAGATGCTCGAGGAGCGTGCCGGTGAAGTTGGTCGAGCCGCTCTTGGTGTTCAGGATTACCAAGCTCCGTCGATGGAACAGCTTGCCACCGAGGCTATCGGATTCGGTTTGATCGACGCTGGATTCAATGGCGCTCGACTGGCCGCTTCTCTGAGCAAGAAGAACCTGTCCAAGGAGCAACGCGACCGCACCCAGCAGGCTCTCGATGCGGTCACCGCAGCGGAATCGATTGCTCCGACCACTGCGCCTGTTCGCCGCGCCGCTCGAATTGAGGACACCGAATCTGGCTTGGCTGATGTTGTGGACACGACCGGTGCGGTCACGCCTTTCGATCGCATCACCAGAAACAACAGCGCCAACCGCCGAGCTCGAGTCGAAGCTGGGCTCACCGGACAATCTGGAGAGATCTACGACCTGCCTGAACCGATACGCGCTGCGACCGTTAAGACCGGCGACAGCACCGCCTACTCTGGGATGGACCTAGAGTCTCAGACCAGCCCGGTTGATCAGTTCGTGCTGTCTCAGCCGAATGAGCCTCTGAGCCTGCCCGAGACGGTGGCCAAGCAGTACACCGGCATCAGTCAGGTGCTATCGTCCTACTTCTCTGGTCAGGATGTTGATCAGGACATGATCGACACGCTGTTCAATCAGGCACCCGCGTTGATCAAGCAGATCAACAACCGGCTGATGAGCGGCATCAATGCCCGTGTCGCACCTCGCGAACTTGCGCCCCTGTCTGAACTGTCTGACTCGTTGTCCAAGTTTCGGGATGAGTTCTCCAAGGATCTCGAGAGCAAGGTGGACCAGATGTCTCGCGCCCGGGAGATCTCTCAGGCCGAGGCTCAAGACCGCGCCCGACGCGCCGTTGCGCTTCAGGATGCGATCGCTGCGTTCGCGTCTCCTCGAGCCGTCAGAACCGATGCTGGCGCTGCTGAGGCTCAGGATGTTTCGTTCACTCAGAGTCCGATCGATGCGTTCATCTTGAGCCGTCAACGTCGTAAGGCTGGCGCAATCCCTGAGTCGAGCACCAATGCTGGGCTCCGTGAGAACGTCGACACCACCAGCGAGACGTCTCCGATCGACTCGTTCACGCTGAGCACTCAGCGCCCCGCGCCTGCGCCTGCGCCCGCGGCCGCTACCCCGACTTCCCTGCCGACTGAATCCTCGCTACCGGTGGGAACCGGGGCTGCTCCTGTGGGTGGTGTCCCAGTTGCAGCCCCGGCTATTGAATCTGAGCTCGAGAAGCTCAGCCTGTTCATCAGCGACGTAGCTGAGGAGTCGATCAATTATCCCAGCCCGGCGAAAATGAGGAGCCTCGCCAAGAAGGCTCTGAATCTGGGTTACATCAATCAGCGTGACTACGACGAGGTCATTCGAGTCCAGAAGGATTCCGGAAGCCGTGACGATACCACTGATGCGATGAGCGAGCTCGAGTCCTATCTGATCTACAGACAGGACAAGATCTCCAAGCTGATAGCTGATTCCAAGAAAACCAATGTCACCCAAGGACAAGCGCCTTCAGCGGCGGCTGTGGCCCCGGTCCAGCCCGCCAAAACCGAAACGCCTAGTGGGCCAGCAGGTTCGCAAACAACCGCGCCCCAAGGACCAGTAGCCGCGCCCAAGTACACGGACGGCACCGAGGTTAAGGCTGGCGACACCATTCGCTGGCGCACCGCAGCCGGTAAGAACGAGGTGCTTGGCACCATCGACTCCATTAAGGACGGGGTGCCGCAGGTTCGCGTCACGCAGCTGTCCAAGAAGGCTCCGAACACTCAGAAGATCGGCAACATCGAGCTCAGTGGTGTGTACCCGGTGGTCAACTCCAACCTGCTCGAGAAGCGTGAGCCGGTGAAGGAGGAGGAGAAGAAGAAGGTCGGCCGCCCGTCGAAGATCACCCAGACCGACGACGAGAATGTTGCAGCGATCTTGGAGGAGGGTGTGAACCATCCCATGTGGCCCAGGTTCTCCGAGCTAATGAGGGGCGCTCTCAATGAGAACGAGGCTGACGAGGAGGCGCTGGATGCTCTTCGTGAGCAGGTTGGAACGCGGGCGTCCGTGGCCATGGAAGCCGCGTTCAACCAGCAGACTGCATTCGACTTCATTGATGGCCAGCCAAGCGCAGTCAACCTCGAGATAGACGATGTATTGTCGAACTACGAGCGCGGGTTGAAGAAGTGGGTGCTCAAGAACATAGACAGCAAATCGCCTGTCGGGTTCTCACCCAAGAAGAACTTGGTCATCTCGGTTCGCAACTCCCGCAAGAAGTCGCTCATCGAGAAGGCGACCACATCAATGAGTTCGTCCGTCAACGAAGACGGCGAGGAGAGCTCTCCAATCGAGCAGTTTGCTCAGCCTGTCCAGAAGGAGAGTGCTGCGTCGCTGGCGTCCATCTTCAGGAATGTCGAGGCGCTTGCTGATGCCGTGGTCTCTGCAATCCAGAAGGCCGAGGCTGCTGTGCGTGGCCGTCAGCTGACTCCCACTGAGTTCACTAACGCTGTTGTCAGTGGCTTCAAGTCCCTGATCCCTAACGCTCCTGCCAACGTCGCCGAAACTCTCAGCAGCATCGGTCTCACCGCATCTGGAAACCTTCAAGACATCTACGATGAGAAGGGTATCGATGGCGTTGATAATGCCATTACTGAAGGCGAAGCACTCCTTGCCAACGCTGCCGCTCAGGACACCGGAAACCGGTCTCTCCAGCAGGGCGAGATAACCCTGGCCGACGCCATCGACACCGTGCTTGCTGGCAACACCGCCAGCAGCTGGATGCGCGGCATCGCTGAGAAGCTGCTCAAGGCCAAGCTCCGTGCCCGTGTGGTTGTGCTGTCCGACGCTGAGTTCGATCGCATCGCCCCGCGCCCCGGACAGGCCGCGTTCTACGATGCCAATCCTCAGTCCGACACGATCTACATCCGCCAGTCCGCTGCGTCGCACGACTACTTGGTCATGCACGAGGCGGTCCACGCGGCCACGGTTTACGCGCTGCGCACCAACGTGAGTTTCCGCAACGAGGTTCGCCGGTTGCGCGACGCTGCCGTCAACGCTCTTGGAGCGAACAGCTTCTATGGTCTGCAGGAGCACGGCTCCAACTTCAACAACCTCGCTGAGTTCGTTGGCGAGTCGATGTCTAGTCAGGAGTTCCGTGATGCGCTGAACGGTGTGGTCGACAAGGATGGCCAGTCGCTGTGGACCAAGTTCCTCAACCTGATTGGCCGCCTGTTCGGGTTCAAGGGTGAGCAGAAGACCCTGCTCGATCAGATTGTCAACCTGAGCACCGAGCAGTTCGCGCCTAACGTCGCCATCAGCGAGGGTGATCAGGGTGTTGGTGAGCTCATGTCTGCACCGCAGATTGAGAGCGCCGAGCAGCTGAACGACCTGACATCTGTACCCGGACTCAACGCTGCCAACATCGCCGCGATCGAGAACTTGGCGGCGACGCAGGCTCAGATGATCCCTGCTTCGATCGTTGCCCAGATTGCAACACTTCCTAACACAGTGCGTCGCAGTTTGAATTGGCTTATTGAACAGGCTGGCGCATCGCAATCGCCAAAACCGCTGTCCTCTATGCCGACTGCCACATGGCAGGATGAACAGGCCAAGCACGAGGCTGCGCATGCTGTCGATAAGCTGGCTAGAAACGTGGAGAACGAACGCAGCAAGGTGCTTGAAGAGCTTGAAAAAGAGCGCCAGCAATACGCCACTTCGATCAACGGACTGAAAGCTAACCTCGCCTCAGCAAACGCTGAAGTGGCTGCAACCACTGGTGTCGTTGACAACCTTGTCGAAGACTACAAGGAGTACGTTGATGACGTGAAGTCGGTCAGTGGCGCGTTGAGCGTTGCTCAAAAAACAGCCATCGAGAAAGAGTCTGAGATTGTGCGCCGCACGCACAAGGAGTCCGACCAGATGCGCAAGGCGATCTCGGCGATTGCTGAAGGCGTCACGGATGCTGATCTCAACAACGCTCAGTCCAACGACGACATCGTCAACATCATCGCCACTCGCAAGATGTTGGATGGAAAGGTTCTGCCGGAGACGATCAACACGCTCTTCACTGTTGGTTCATCTGGCAAGACGCCGCTTCAGTCCATGCGCCGGTTGATCCCCGCGTTGAAGATGATCAAGAAGATCAACTCCAACATCGCCGGGGTGAAGGTTTCTGTGGATGCGTTTGAGAAGGCTGTCGCTGGAATGACGGGCAACAAGCAGCGCAAGGTGAACCCTCGCGCATTCGCTCGCCTCTATCGCCGAGTCCTTCAAAAGCAGTCTAAAGCCATCGAGGAGGCGCGACTGCTCGACAACACCATCAACCGGATGGAGCGCAAGATCCTCAAGTTGGTTCAAGAGCTCGACGTTTACGACAACCTTGTCGCGTCGCCTGAGTTCTCGTCTCAGTACGAGGAGGCAATCCGCAGCCTGAACATCCTGTCCAGCAACGCTGGCGATTACGGTGGTGCCGAGGGTGCTAAGAGCGACCGCAAGGTCACCTACAAGATTGGTTCTCAGCTGTACACCATCGAGTACAGCGCCGATCCGGCCGTCAACGCGAACAACAACGCTGTTGTGATGAGTGCGCTTGCCGCGATTGAGGCTGAGCTCAAGAAGCCGCTGAGCCCGATCGATCGCTACAAGCTGATGTGGATGCGCACCAAGCTGACGTTGTTCTCCAACCCGATGGGTGACGCTGCGCTTGCGATCAACAGCTTCGACATCATCAACCGGCTGCGTGTCGCAATCCCGATCCTTACGCCGCTGATCGATCGCGCTTACGTCTTGTCTTTGATGCCGGGCACTGTCGGCAAGGAGCTCCGAATCCTGCTCAAGGTATCCATGTCGGTTGCTTCTGGCATTGAGGCGGCTCGCATGAATCCGCGGTACGGTGAGTACGCGATCAACCTTGCTGTCGACAACGCTATCAAGAGTCACCCCGGTCTCGATGCTCGCACTTGGGACAAGGAGGTTCTGAACGAGTTCCTCGGAAGCAATCAGGAGCGCACTGGTCGCAACCTCAAGGTTGGCGACACCACCGCATTTGGCCACGTCATCACCAAGGAGGATGTGAAGGCGGCCGAGCTTCAGGCCCGGTTCGCTGACGCGATCTACAAGGCGGCTCGCGGTTCCGAGAACGGCGGCATCGCCATGTACTATCCGACTCTGGTTCAGGAGTCGTTCATCCAGAACGGAGAGAAGCGCACCAGATATCGTTACGCTTATGCGGGTGGCGCGTTCACGACTCCGATGATTCTTGATCGAAGCGAGCTTCCCGGAAGCGTGCTCGACATGGCGAAGCGGTGGTACAACTACGGGACAAGCCCGTCATCCGCATCTTCAAACCGGCTTGCGCTCCTGCTTGGGCGCAAGTGGTTCGTCAACTTCGCGCTTAAGCACGTCATGGAGATGAGTCCTCTCTACAAGAGGAACTCTCCGTACGCGAAGATCTACCAAGCACTCGCAGATCGCTATGCGTCCACGGGCAAGTTGCCTGGAACTCTGGATGATCTCGTCAACGACATCGACGCGATGACGCCAGCTGTCGGCGACGAGTTGATTCGCAAGGCTGCGATAACGCAGCGCCTGGTCGACGAGATCAGTCAGTTCGTTGAGTCTTACCTGACTCAGGTTCAGGGGTCTGATCGCGATGAAGAGACTGCCGCTCTAAAGACCGATGCGCTGTCTGCCAACTCGTTTAACTCGATCATCAGTGGATCAAACAACTTCACCAAGCCTCGTGGTGACATGGTTGCTCCGTCCAACTTCTACAACTTCACGCTGTCGAGCGACAGCGCCAAGGGCGTGATCGCGCACTCGGCCATGATGCCGATTCGTATGCGCCAGTTGGCGTTGATGGGTGATGCCAAGAAGGCGTTCGAGGCTGAGCTCGCCAAGATCAACGATGAGATCAAGAGCCGGAAGGGTTCAGCAGGGTATCTCAATCGCGAATGGACTGAGCCGAAGCGCAACGTGCTCTCAGGCAAGGCGTATCTGAATCAAGGCCAGCTGAGAGACCTCGTCACGATGATCAACAACAGCCTCGATGTTCTTAAGCAGACGCTTGAGAAGCCTGCTGTTGGACGACTTCAGACAACCGCGATCGAGGACATGCTGCAAGTTCGCCGCGTGATGCTGGTTGCCCAGCTGACATCGGCGATCATGAACTTCACTCAGGCTGTAACCGCCGGCCAGTTCACTCCGAGCATCTATCTTCAGGGCTACAAGCCGAAGAGCCTGGTCAAACAGAGCCTGCTGCAGATTGTCAGAGGCGCTTGGGATACCGCTGCCGCGCTGTCTTCCGAGAACAAGGCGGTGTCTGGATGGCTCAAGGCCAACAAGTCCAAGTCCATGTTCCTGATGCGCAAGTTCGCTGAGCGCACCGAGGAGTTTCAGAGGATGCAGGCTCGATCCAATTTCGAGGGATTCGCCGCTCCGCGATTGGGTGTGTTTGAGCGTGCTCGGATCATCCGCCAACTCGGAGGGTATGGATCTCCTGTTGAAGGGTTTGCTGACTCCAAGGGCTCTACGTCGCAAATGCTCGAGAGTGTGTTCTCGAAGTGGTTCCTGCCTCACGTTGCGCTGGCGATCCAAAACATCCCGGCCTCGGTTGATCGAGTGGCAAACCTGATCAACCTCATGTCCATTCAGGACTCCATGAACCTTGTGATGCGCTCCGGCATCTCAATCATGGAGAAGCGTGCGGCGTCTGGTGCTGCTGGATGGGACAACTGGTCTGACCCGAAGAACCTGATCAGCGAGGCTGAGGCCGATGCGGCCGGCTGGCAGCGCGAGACTCTGGTCAACATGCGTCAGGCGTTCTCTGGGCTTGGTGGTTTGGAGCGCGTGCTGCACGACTACTGGCTGCGGGTGCAGGCCGCCAAGGCTGCAGGCACTAGCATCGACGACGTCCCGCCGATTGCTGATGAGGGATTCAATCGGGACGTGTCACGCGAGCTTCTCGGCATGACCAATGCCGCGATGGAGGGCATGCGGCCTGAGGCGATTCAGGGTCGCACCGTGTTGGGTCGCATCTACAACTTCCTGTTCACGTTCTCCAGCTGGGTGAACCGGTACTTCAGCACGCTTGGAAACCTGACTGCTGTTGATCCGAAGCGTGGCTACATCAATTTCGCTGCTTACTCAGCGGTCTCGATGGCGCTTCTTCTGACTGTGCTTGCCATCTCTGGTGCATGGAACAACGAGATCCGCGGGTTCTTCTACGAATTTGTGAAGGGCCGTCCGTACGCAGTGACTCGCGTTGGCGATGTGCTTCGAGACACCACCCCCGGAAGCATCGCGAAGCTGGCCGCGGCGTCGATTGGCTTGATGGTTCCCTACGCTGGCGAGTCGATCGCCAATCTGGTGGGCGGTCAAACCTACCGGAACTCCCCGACTGATATCGCCAGCTTCTCGCAGAGTGTGCAGCTAGCCAAGACGTTCTCCTCCGCTATCGAGAGCGGCATGAAGACTGGCGACTGGACCGGAACGCTGGTCAACACGCTGCGCCAGACGGTTCCCGGAACCGATGCTGTGCTTAACCGACTGCCCGGGGTGCGTGCTGCAGATGCATCGGCCGATGCGGGACGTGCCGCCCGCGTCGCTGCTGGCCCGCTGGAGCTCTCCGACAAGGGTGGCCAGGGTGGAACGCCCACCAAGTTCAGCAACCTCGTCAAGAAGGCTGAGGCCGCTGCCTCCAGTGGCAATCTCGAGGAGGCCAGAAGCCTGCTTGAGCAGGCCGCTGAAGAGAAGAAGAAGACCGGAGGCACCGATCCGTACGGTGCTGTGAAGTCTGCGATCGCCGGCCGATCTGTTGACCGGAAGACGTTCGGCCGAAAGCTGACCGACGACGAACGTGAGGGGTTGCTCTCTCGCATGAGCGATAGCCAGCGTGCTGCCTATCAGAAGGCTGAAGACGCCAACAAGGCGCTTGCCAGCCTGGTGCCTGAATCGGGAAGCCGCGGTGAGTACGAGCGGGTTGGCGGAAAGCCGAAGACTGCAATCGATCGAATGAACTCCAAGTTCAGGAAGATCCGTCGCTCCGCAACACCCAAGGCGCTGCGGACGATCAAGACCAAGATGTCGAAGCTCAAGCCGAAGAAGCTGAAGATCTCGAAGCCGAAGAGCGTGTCCGGCTCAAGGCTGCTGCGACCAAAAGCTCGGGCGGCGGGGGCTTTTGCGCTGCGCCCCGCCTCGATGTGAATGACAGGGGGCTGACAGTCTTCCGCGGGTCGAGAGACCTGCGGAGGAAGTAGCGGTGACGCCAGAGGTTGCGGAGTGTGACGCCACAGCCTCGCATGAATGCGTCAGCGTCTCCGATGGAGACCTTGTCCCACGACTTCATCAGCGACAGGTCACGCACCTTCTCATAGGAGAGCCCGCTACGCTTGGCGATGTCGTGGTGGGTGAGGCGTTTGGCCCCTCGACCCTTACCCTCCCGCGCTAAGAGCCGGATGATCTGGGGAGGGAATGCGCGAAGCATTTCGGAGATCGAGTCTTTCATCTGCGACTGACTGTAAATGGATGACCCATCGGATTGAACGGCTGGATTTCAACTCTTGGTTCCAGTGAGTAGTCTTGCAAACACCCCACCGTCTATCAGCCAAAGTACCCGAACCTCTGGACCCTAGGCCCAGCGTGTCTTATGCCCGTCGGCTTTCTCTACACCATGGATCAAAATTGGTAGCGGGGGGTGGACTCGAACCACCGACCGTCTGCTTATGAGGCAGCCTAGCTACCGCTGCTACACCCCGCCACGAAAACCACTGGGGCGCTCCGTTTTACGCGGTTACGGAGCAGGGACACCATGTTACCAGCGAACCACCGCCGCCGCGATCCCCGCTTACCCCAGCAAAATTAGCCCGTTGTTGTCACAGTGTGAGGAGGCTAGAAGACCCTTCCCCCTCGGGCGCACTGCGGGTGCCGGTCTTTCCCGACTGCCACTGCTTGTCATCGCAGAGTCGAATCAATCAACCATTACGCACTAGGTGTAGTACACCATGTGGGCGATGTCAACGAGTGATCAAGCGGACTCCAGAAGAATATTCTCCGTGACCCACTTGTCCTCCGCTTCCCGTGTCGCGAGCATTCTGCGCACGATGTCGATGTTGTTTCGGAACACCGCGTACATGCCGCCCGCCTTGCTGATCGTGATGTTGCTGGTGGGAACCCGGTTCCAGGGGATCCAGTAGACCTCCTTGGTGTCGAGTTGATACAGCGCGATCACGTCTGCTTGAGGCATCTTACCGATGCGATAGAACCAGCCTGAGCATGGTCCGTACTTAGCGAACTTGGCGGTCTTCACGTCCACCCGGAGGACATCTTTGACCAGCAAGTCGTATGGGCTCTTGACGGCGGACGGTCGATCAACAGTGAAGCCCTGCTCGCGCAGGATCTTAGCCACCTCGATCTCTCCATCCCAACCGGTGTCGGAGTCCGAGTGTTCACGGGGAATCCCGAGACGCTCAGACCACTTGATGAATCCACCCTTCTTGGTGATCTGGTTTTGCAGGTCAGCCTGTCCAGTCTCGTTTAGATAGGTGTTGGTCGGGAACTTTCCGGTGTTGCGGTAGTTCTCCATGATGCGGTCTGCGATCATGGCTTCAGTCCACTTGATGCGTGCCATAGGCGAGGACATTGACCACGATCAGAACCGATGTGTACAGCAGAATGTTTTAGAACGGAATGTCGTCCGAGTTATCTTCAGCAGGCCCATCGTTGGACACACCCGCAGCAGCCTGCCGCTGGCTGACAGGGGCCTGCTGTTGATTGAAGCGTTGGACATTGGAACCGCCACCAGTCGGAGGGGTGGACGGCCGAGACAGCAGCTGGAGGTTTTCACCGAAGATGCCGAGCTTGCTTCGCTTCTCCCCAGTCTTCTTGTCCTCCCACTGGTCGAGCTTGAGGCGTCCGTCGATCAGGATGGGGTCACCCTTCTTGACGTACTTACTGACCACGTCGGAAACCTTTCCGATGAAGTCAACGTCCACGAACGTGGTTTCCTCCTTCTTCTCACCACTCTCAGTGGAGAACTTGCGGGAGACTGCCAGTCCGATCTTTGCGATAGAGGTGCCCTTGGGGGTGACCCTGACTTCGGGATCACGGGTGACGTTGCCCATGAGGACGACCTTGTTGTACGATGCCATGTTATTCCTTTTTGTTAGTGATAGCGCACGAAGCGCGTACTAACTAAAGACGTTCACATCCCTGATGTCAACGACCAGTCGGAACCCACAGGTGGGCTCTCCGATTTCATTGCACGGGATGGTGACAGCACGTTTTCCTTCAGCGTTTTCAAGGGTCTTCACGAACTGCACCGGCTCTCCATCCGGCAGGTTGATCCGCCCCTTCTTCACGATGTAGATGCGCTCAGGCTTGAATGTGAACGCGCTGGACTGGGAGACGCGCTGGCCATTGGTGACCACCGTGATCTCCTGCATAACGCCCGCTTTGACGCGAGCCTCGGACACACCTTGCCTGATGGCGTTGGTGTCGACGTGAACGTACTGGGAGAAGACCCTCGGATCGAGGTGACCCGAGACCTTGGTTGCCAGGATGGTGCTCATGCCGCTGTTGGCCAGCATCGAGACGAATGAGTGGCGGAGGCTGTGGAACCGCTTGCTGCGATCGATGCCCGCCTTGTCTGCGATGTACCTGAATGCGTCGCTGCCACTACTGGCAATGACGTGTCGGTCCATGTTGACCCTGCTGCCTGCCTGCTCCGACACGAAGTCGGTTGGGCTGGCGTTGGGGGACTCAGCACGCAGGGCCTGCAATGCCCTGCCAAGCTCATCTGTTGGGCTGAATGGTATGATCGCCTCGGTCCCGGTCTTCACGCGCCTGATGCGGATGAAGCACTTGTCCATGTCGACGTCACCCCACCGCAGCATCATGCAGTCTGCGATGGACATGCCCGTGTTCCACCCAAGCAGGATGACCCAGTCCATCCAGTGCCCGGCTGCCGTGTGGCGCAGCTTGAGGTACTCCTCGTGGGTGATGGCGTTCACACTCCGCTCGTCGCGGACGGTCGGCTTGCGCACTGCGTGGTGAGGACTCGTGGCCACTCGACCAGTAGTCTCAAGCCACCGCAGGAACCGACTGACAGAGTTCCAATACTCCTGAGCGGTGCGCGGCTTGTAGTTCTCGAAGAGCCGGGTGCAGTAGGTCTGCAGGTTCTCCGATGTGATTCGGTTGTGATGGCATCCTTTCATCCATGACAACCACTTGTGTACCCACAGCTTTGAGAAGTGGATTGTTGCTGGGCGTCGACCTGGGAAGTCGTTGTTGTGATATGTCACAGCAAGCTGTTCAAGCTGTGACGGAGTCATGTCTATCACATGACCCTGATACGCAGTTTCTGAAGTCATTGTATTATGATTCTCAGTATTGTGATAACGATGTAGATCTCAGCTATCCACATCACCAGTATCCCGAAGAGCTTAAGCAAGCCCTTCATCGAATGTCCTTGAAACCCTTGGCTTGAGATCCTTGTAGTAGGACCAGACTCCACGCATGAACTGAAGGCGTGATCGACATCCAACTGAGGAGTCGACGATTGCCTTGAGGTGCAGGTTCATCTTGTCCATGGACTGGATCGTTGTAGCTGCCTTCAGCTCCTTGATCTCCGATTCCATCTTATCGATGGTGGACATGATGATCTGTGCGTTGTAGTCGAGCTTACCTTTAGTGAGCTTGAACAAGTCGTCGTCTGAAATCATATTGATATTGATTCAGTGTTTCTTGATCTTCACATTGAATGTCTGGTTGAGCACGTCCTCTTTGGTGATTCCGAATGGGTTGTCCATGGTATTGGGTTTTTGAGTGTCGGCTTGATCGTTCACTTGTTCGCTTCCTTCTCGACCGACACGCACAGGTTGAAGAGCCAGTCGCGGATAGCGATCAGCTTGCGCTTCACCCATGAAGGCTGAGCAGGCTTCTGAGCGTTAGTATTGATGGCAGGATCGGAGCCTGGCAGCACCAGTGCTGACGTCATGTATGGCGTAATGAGGTTGGCCATGTCACGGCGAGCGCGTTCTTGGTCTTCCTTGATCGACTGTGAGATCAGGTCGGCAGTGTAGATCACCGCAGCATTGCGCATTGCAGCCGCCTCTTTGGCAGCACGCTCGAGGTCCAGCTTGCGCTGGTAACGCTTGAGTCCTTGAGGGCTGGGGCTCGCATGCCTGAGGTGTTCAGGAGCAAAGCGGCGGCGAGCCGTGCAAACGGGAGGGCAGGTCACGCTGTTCTCTTTGGCGATCTGGTAGTCCGGCTTGGTCCAGTCAACCTTGCTCCAGTCGATGCGGTACTTCTCGCGCTTGAACTTGCGGAGATGAGTCTGCTTTCTGTAGTACGATATCAGAGTCGGTGTGACTCCTAGTGACTGAGCGATCTCTTTGTTTGTTAGATCCCAGTTGATAGAATTCAAGTCGATGCTGTTCATGTGTATTGTGTGTTTAGTTGTTTCTACTCGGCATCATTGCCGACAGAACCCATCAGCTGCGACTGATGGGTCTATGTCGATCATGCTGCAACCATCTGCTCAATCTGTGGTCTGACCACGAACCCAGTGGTGTCCTTCTTGGCTTCACCCTTGGGCTTGAGGCCGACGACCGTGCCGCGAGGATCGATGAACCTCAGGTCGTGCAAGTCGCCGTCGATGACGGGCCAGCTGTTCCAGCGAGAGGGCCTCTCACCATCGAAGATGACGGCCACGTTCCCGCCACGGGCAAGGATGTCGAGGCAGTCCTCGTTGTTGCTCCCGCTGTAGGAGAACGTGAGCTTGTAGTTGGGAGGCAGGTCGCCCTTGAGCATCTTGCCAACGCGATACGCCGACTTGGTGTAGTCGTAGAACTGTACGCGTGGGTGCTTCTTGATGACGCTGTGCTGACCAAGTTCCCAAGCGATGTCGCTCGTCCCATTGAGGCGGACACAGGGCTTGAGTCCGTCGCGCTCAGCATCGAGCTTCAGCTGCTTGATGTCGTAGTTCAGTGCGTTCATGAAGTCGTCGCGCTGAGAGAAGAACCAGCGCGTCTTGCGAATGCGAGCCAGCTGGACGTTGGCCAACTTGCCGCGGCCAGACGTGCTGAGACAGGCGGCAGTGCAACCAGCGTTGCGCCACGGGCAGACCTCGAACCCGGACATGTTGCCCGGTGCGAGGTACAGGATTCCAGTGAGGTAGCCGAGGGCTGTTCCCTTGGGCGTCTTGGCGTCAGTGTTGACGCCCAGCAGTTGGTACATAGTGACTCCTTGTGAGTAGGTGTAATACACCAGTTGAGGTTACGCAAGTCCGTTGTTGGCCTTGCCTACAACCACCAACCCGCGAGGGCTGGAGGCTGTGTGGCAGGGTCAGAAGACGAAGAACTCCTCCGCCTTGTAGCTCGACGTGACGCCGTCAGCCCAGAAGAGTGAGGCCCAGTCGTCGTTGATGATGCAGTGGACGAACCACTTGCCGTTCTTGTCCTGCTTCAACTGGTAGGCACCAGTCTTCCAGCAGACACGCATGCCGTTCTTCACCGCCGAGATGGCCTCGGCGATGGTGTTGAAGTGGTTCACTTGGCACCTCCAGCCTCACGTGTGATCCGTCCTGCATCTTGACGCACGTATTCAAGGCCATAGTCAGAGTTTATCAGCCTGTCTTTGATCATGCGTGCAACAGAATCGCACACGGAATCAAACCCAACCTGGCCCCAGTCGATACCTTTAGCCTCGGCATCAGCTATGCCTACCGCCGCGGCAGCTATCTTCTCGGATGTGCTGACCTGGCCAGGCGATTCGATGCGTGCTGCCAGCTGTGCCGCTGCGAATGCGGCGTTGAATGCGTGGGTATTGGCGATGCTCACTTAGCACCTCCCTTGGTCTTGGCGACCGCAGCCTTGGCGCGATCCATTGTAGCGTCGTTGATGAAGTAGACCGTGGTTCCGCACGGCCCCGGCATCTTCGCGCACCGGGTGATCCACTCCAGAGATTCGACCAGTTCTTGATCCGGCTTGGCAGGCGGTTGCTTGGATGGGTCTGGCCTTTCCATGTAGGACTGAAGGCGATTACGCAGCGAGGTAATCTCCTCGTCGGACATATCGAGGCCATCCTCGATCTCGCTGTATGAGTAAGTGGCACCGTCCGAGAGCGCGAGCCGAGCAACCTCGAGGATTGCGGTGATGTCTCTGCTGTTGAACGGCAGCTGGTGTGTGTACTCTTGTGGCATGGTGGTTGTCAGTTGATGGTTCCGTCGGGTTCGATCTCGCGGTGCTCTCTGGTGAAGCGGTTAGGCTTCCTGATCATCATCATTGTGCCGAGGTGCTCGGTCCCATCGGATGGACGGTTCTCAGCATCGGGCTGGTGAGAAAGCCAGTTGCTGAATCTGAACCCCTGTTTGTTGAGTTTCTTCTCTGCGTCTAGTTGAGCTTGCGTTGCGTTGTACATAGTTCCTTGGATCTGCCGCCACACCGTGTGGAAGCAGACCAAAAGAGCCGGGTGTCACCCCGGCTGGTGTGTTACTTGTGCAGGTCGTTGTTCAGGTGCGACTCGATCTGGGCCTCGATGTCAGGATCGAAGTCGGGGAACGCCTCTCGCTCGGTGTCGCGAGGAACGCTGATCGCCTTGCTTGGGTTGACCGCCTCACGGGGCGCAAGGTTGTCATCCCACATGTCAGTCTGCCTTCCATGCACCCTAGACCAGCGAGTGTCATAAGATGGCCGGACACCCATGGACCGATCCCATGCGGAGTCTCGAACCGAGTCAGCGAACCCACACCACCGCTCGTTGCTGAGCAGCACACCGCGAGGCCCGCCTATCGCGAACTCGGTCACGGTCTTGGGCATCACCGACACCGATTTGGTGACGAGCGATATGCCGGCAGCACGGGCGACGTGTGCGACATCGTGGCCACTGGTGCTGAACAAGTGGTTGTCCTTGTCGTCGCAGGACCAGTAGAGATTACCCGACCCGCACTTGGCGACGGTCAACCGCTTGGCACCAGAGTCGATGACACCGAACACGCCGTAGCCCGACCAGTGCTTGTTGGTTGCGGCCCACTTGCTCATGGTCTTGCGGTGCAGCCACCACTGGAAGAACTCCTCGGTGTCGCATCCGTTCTTGGCCTTGGGTCCGGGACCGTCACCAACCCAGCGCAACACACCGTTGTGGGCGAGGTGAATGCCCTTGGAGTGGAACGGGTGACAGTTCTCGATGACCACCTTGTTGGTGGAGGTGCGGCCGTGAATCACCAGAGCGGTGACCACCTGCGGTATCTCGCCAGCCTCGATCTGGATGGCGTTGATGAACGGAGGTATCTTGACTCCGAACCCGCAGTAGGATTCGGGGTTGAGGTATCGACCGTAGGCCACGCCTTTCGGGCCGTAGGCTGTGAAGCCAAACCCGTCACGCTGAGTGACAGCGAAGAGTCCATTGGTCTCCGAGATCATTCGGAGCACCTGCTCACGGGAGAACTTACCGACTGCGATGAATAGTTTGCACATAGGTATCAGTGATTAAGATGTTTAGTTGCTGGTGATTTACTCGACGTTGCCATTCGGAGCGAAGTCCAGGGCCGATGCGACACGGTCGTCGACCACGCCCACTCCATGGTGCAGCTTCTGGTGTCTCAGCACGCACCACGACGACAGCCACGGCGGCAGGATAGCCATCATACCTGTCCAGTTGGTCGGTATGCTGTTGTTCTTGTTAGCGCACCAATCGAACAGGTAGCGGCACAGAAGTGCCCACGATTCGATCTTGAGCACGTTGGTAGACCCGTTCGCGCACCGAAACTCGATGGTCTTGTACTTGCGGTAGGCCTCGAAGTTGATCGCAGCGTAGCGACCAACGCGCCGGTCGTACCGATCCGACTCGGGGTTGTTGTTGACCCACTTGCAGTACTTGTTCCGCTGGCGAGACTTGCTGACCAGTTTCTTGAGCATCGGGTACAGCAGCGTGAGTCTGTTGTACGTTTCCGACGCGGTGTGCAGGAGTCTGTCCGGTGACTCCACCTCAGGGAGGTGTCGCGCATCGATGTGGACATGCAGTCCGCACTTGCTGTTGACGCGGAAGCCGCGCAGCTGCCGTTCGAGATTGAGCAGACCCATCAGTCGGCCATTGCTGGCCCACGTCATCCGCTTGATCTCGATGCCGCCGCTGTCGAGCGATCCGTCACCTCCAACAGTGGTGAGGCCAGACTCCACCGGGTACAATCCGCTACCGGTGTAACACTCGATCTCAACCGATATGAGTCGGCCGTGAAGTTTCCCAACACGCTTGGCCATTTCCGTCGCGTTGACCTGCACGTTTCCGTCGACCGTGGGCGTCGGAAGCAACATGTTCCGGCGGCTTACACCACCCCGAGTGCTGGTGTAACTGCTGAACATCCGAGACGGATTGGTCCTGAGCATGTAATATGACTTAGGATTGCTGATGATCGACGCGAGCAGCGTCTCTTTGGCTTTCATCGGAGCGCCATTAACAGGAGCAATGCACCTGTTTGAAGGAGTCATGTCAGTCGAATGGATGACACGCTTGAACCGCTTAGTGTCGGATGCGTACATCCCTGTGACTTGTCTGCCTAGCACGACAGACGCGCCGTCAATGTAATCACCATCTTTGGTGTAGCCGCCGCCGCGATACATGGATATGACTTGATACATAGGTAACTGAGTTAATGTTCTGACACAGTGTCGTTGTGACACAGGCTTGGTCGTGGTTGACCACAGCACACAGCCCACCACTGTGAGAGCGATGGGCTGGCTGCTTTGGTCAGCAGTTAGTCTGTCCAGAGGATGTCCAGATCGGCCGATTGCCAGACGATGCAGGTGTCCGGGTCTCGGCCGTCTGTGATTATGCAAGCCTCCCAATCGAAGAGTCCGCGGAGTGGCTTGGATGTCTCGATGATGTGCTCCGTGTCTTCACCGAACTCACGCTTGGTCCACTTGCGAACCAGAGCTTCGAGGTCCAGTGGCTCATTGGCAGCGATCTCCATGATGGATTGCGTGCCCTCGCGCCGGTTGGTGACCAACAGGTACTGGTCTGGGTATGTGGTGCTCATGTGGTGCAGAGTTCTTCCACCCAGTCGCGCTGCTTACCGACCGGTGTAACGCGGTGCATTATGGCACCCCCCACCATCGACTCCCACCCGGAGAACCGGTGGGTCAGGCCGCCCTTGACGCCCCATGTCAGGAACTCCACGGGCTGGAGCTTGTCGGGAGTCTTGGCAACCTCCTTGTAGATCTCATCGCGCACCAACTCGATAGCGGAAGATGCAGACTCGGCAATGACGGGCGAGAACACCCGTTTCTTGGACCAGAACAGGCCGCTGGTCACGGCGACAACGGTGAACTTGAAGTACCGCTTGCCACGATAGGTATCGAGGCACGGCACCGCGGGTATTGGTTTCGGTTTATGTTTCATAGGTTAGACGGCTTCGGCACAGAGTTGCTCCCATACATATTGCTTGCGGTGCTCGGCAACTCTTTTGAGATGGTCGAACTGAGAGCTCTTCATGATGTCAACATTTTTAAGATCAGCTAAAACCAGAGCATCTCTTAGATCGTAATGAGTCGTCAAGTTCTCGGCCACATAGACAGTTAATGCCTTATCAGACATGCTCACACTGACATTGTCTTGAACAATAACTACAACACCACCGTCGCTTCTCTGTGTCACATCTATCTTGTTTATCTTGTGTGCGCTAAATCCGTTTCCACTGTGGCGCACATAACACACGCCAACCAGTGACATGAGTTTCTTGTGCGAGTCGTCGGCTGAGATTTCAGCTATCAGTTTTCCAAGCCGCTCATGTGTGGCCCGGAGCTCTTCGATTGTTGAGTTTTTCATGGTTAGTTCTTGGTGAGTTCAGGTGACAGGTGACGGTTGACCTTGGTCCAGTAGGACTTGGTTGCAGACTTGGTGTGACCGGAGGGGCCACCATTCCAGATTCGGGCTGCGTCCTGCATGGAGCGGCCCTTGGCGTAGCGGGTGAGGTACAACTCACAGACCTTGCGGGCGTCGGCCCGGTTGGTCATTCCCTCCCACCGATAGGACGTGCCGGCGAACCGGTTCACATCCTGAACGACGGCGCGGTGAATCTGAAGGGGTCCAAGCGCACGGCCGCCATCACCGATGGCTTGGTCACAACCGCCTGATTCGACAGCCATGATGGCTGAGATGAGTGCTGAGTAGTTCATAGAACACAGAAAACCCGACAACCGGACGGGAACGGAACGAGGAACGTCGCTGGGCTTGTGACCAGCGTGCCGCATTACCGGGCCGAAGCCCGTCACTCTGCGATTAAAGCTGGCTGTCGAACGCGAGCCAGTAGACCGCCACTCCGAGAGCAATCAGGGCCGCGACAACTAGCGCGTTGAGCATGAAAGACTCGATGCGTTCGAGTCGCTTGATGCGATCCTCGATTCTCACGCGAGCCTCCCAGTGATGCCGCCCCGTTTGAAGTAGGCGACCAGCTTGTCAGAGTTCCATCCGGTGTACCCGTAGGACACGCCGTCGACCATCAGAACACGTCCGACCAGTGGCTTCACGTTGTCCCATCCAAGGGGAACAGGAAGGGTGGCGACAGTGCGACAGGGGGACAATTCAACAGCCCGGAGGCTGTCAGATAGGGTTGCAGGCATAGAAGTGATTCAGTTGAAAGTGATGATGTCGCCATCCACGGAGACATCGGAGACTCGGGTGAGATGCACGTAGAACGGAGTCCCGCAGAACTCCAGCATAGCATGATCATCGCCCGCCGTGGTGCATTCCACAGCGTGGAGCTTGGTTTGACCCGCCTGAATGGCGCGGTACTTCCCGGGCTTCAGCCCGAACAGGGTCTTGGTCTTCATGGTCTTTCCTTTTAGGCGATGTTCCAGAGTTGAACCCCAACCTCGCCCCAGACTTTGGCGCATAAGGGATTGTCGACGGTCTCGGGAATCTCCCGCTTGATCATCCAAGCGATGCACTCCGCCTCGGTGGGGACAACTTCCCGACCGCTCGCCTTAACCTTGCGGAAGGTTTCCAACAGGCTGTCGCAATGGCTGGAAGACACGGCGTAAAAATGGCTGAAGCGTGGGAAGCAGTAGAAGTAACGCGCATCTCTCTCACTAGCGTGCGCCGTTTGTAGGGCCTTGGCCCACTTGGCAACGAGACTCTGCAGACTTGGTTTCATGGAGTGATTCAGAGAAGCCCCGCACTTGAACGCGGCAGGGCACTTGCGTTGTGTTATCCACAGACCCCCTGAGGGGTTTCGACCTTCCGGTCTCGTCAGTGTGGCTCAGGCGTTCTTGGCTTCGAGGGCGGCCAGCTTGGCCTTGAGGGCCTCGTTCTCAGCCTCAAGGGCCTTGGACTTGTCTTCCGCCTCCGCCAACTTGGCAGCCTCCTCAGCCGACACGCCGGAGGGCTCAAGGAAGAACCCCATGACGCCGGACTTGGACACGGTGACCGACCGACCGAGATACTGAGGGTCGGCAGACAGTCCAGCAAACTCACGGGACATGGTCACCTTGAACTCAGCTTGGCGTTCACGCTTCCAACGCTTCAGGGCTTGGCCAGTCAACCCACCGGAGGCTTGGCGCAGGTCGGCACCGTCTTTGGACTTGGCGGGCAGAAGACCGAGACGCATTGCGCCCGTCGCCGAAGACCGGAGGGTTACGGCTTTGGCCAAGAGGTCGGAAGGCTTCTCGTGTTTGAACAGTTCGATTGCGGTCATAGTATTGATATGGTACGTAGTTAGACCCTCTGCGTTTTACGGGCTTGGGACCGTCACTGGACACACGTCCAGCGGCCGCATTGAAGCCACACGAAGTGGCTTTTGTGTGTGTTGCGCCTTTTGTTAAGACGGGACGTTTGCACGTTTCCGCTGAAGGTTTTCCGGGCCGCCATTCCTTCCCCCGATGGGAAGGCGCTAAGTGTTCCGTCGCCTAGTCTCATGCCGGGATTTAGGTAGTTACCCGGAGGTTGTCAAAGAGTGTGTCCCGTTGAAGCTAGAAGCTAGGAAGTCCGACCCGTCAAATCCGACCGACCGAAGCCGTACCGTGTTGGACGTGTTGGGCTTTAAACCCTTGCCGCTCGCCTCTCAAAGAACAGTGTCGCAGTGGACAACACCCCTAGGAAACCCGTTCCTTTTCCCCGAATTGTCGGCCCCAATTCCGGAGTCCTTCCAACGATAGAAAGAACGCGTGCGACGCGAGGGAATACCGCGTGTGTGCGTGACGTGCGCGTGCGTGCGTGCCCGCGTATGCGCACACCCCGGGGGGTAACCGGGGGTTCGCGCATAAAGTCGTGAGGGTATGGGTGTACCCCCCTTCTCAACTCTCGGCCAAATCACCCCGTTTGAACCCGGGCTCCCGCTGAGACAGAGCGCCGCTGGAAGCGGCTAAGCGAACCGGTCACCTGGCATGCGGGGCAGCAGTAGGGGATGTACTACCTCGACGTCTAGGGCCGTCGAGGATCGACGCGGACCTTCACTGTCCTAAACGGTCGAGGGTTTCTGGGGGATATCTTAAAGGGGGTTTCCCGAAACCTGTCAAGCATTTTCACTTGAGAGCGGTGCTGTGGGATGCTCTGTTTGGGGATGCCCTATCCTGTGAGAGTGAAGGTGGTGGAGAAGGATCTCAGCAAGGATAAGGCCTGGGGGATCTCGTACGATGATCTGAGGCTGATCGAGATCCATGACAAGCAGTGCGAGAGCGAGAGGCTCGATACGCTGATCCACGAGCTACTGCATCTGATGAGGCCTGCCTGGAGGGAGAGGGAGGTGATCAGGGCAGCGAACTATCTTACCCGGCATCTGTGGGCTCAGGGCTATCGCAGGAAGCCGCCTTCTGGCTCTTCTGGTAGCCGGGGAGGGTTTCGATAGGGTGCAGGGCTTCTGCGGGTATCACGTAGCCCTCTGAGCGGTCCTTGCCGTACTTCTGGAGGCGTTCCGGTGTCTTGGCCTCGTAGCCGTAGATCCAGCCCCTGATCCAGAAGTCCGGGGAGGTGCCGGTGATGAGAACCCAGATGGCCTTTTCCGAGTCCTGTCTTCGGAGGATCAGGTCGTGGTCGTGTCTGGTCCTGAGCCTGATCTGGAGGCCCGGGAGGTCGTCGTCCTTGAAGGTGTTGATTCCTCCTCCCCAGTAGACGTTCAGGTGTTTGGCCACGGCCATCTCGCCACTGGCCCCCTCCAGATGGACGTTCCAGGATGCGCCCTCATGGCCGGCGCATTGCTGGAGTCCTCGTTTGAGCGATGCAAGCTGGCGTAGCATTCCCACGTACGAGCCTATGGCAGCCTCGTACCATGACAGCTTGACTCTCGCTCCGGTATTCATTGCACGACGAGCTTAACGTGGTCGAACTCGAACATCCATCTTGCTCCGCTTTCCATCAGCACCTCCACCCTGTCCGGGCGTGAGGCATCTGGTGGCAGGCATTCGCCGTAGCCCCGGTGGCGTGTGTTGTCCACCTGGACCTTGGTGCCGCTCTTGAAGTGCTGCTGCTTGTAGCGTTTGAGGCTGTCCCGGTGGGCGCGGTAGGCCAGGACCAGGTCCATGATGCTGTACTCGGCTGGCTGGGCGTCGCTCATGGTGATTGTCTCTTTCACCGGGCCTCCTTCTCCCAGTTGCGCAGGGCGCTCACAACGTGGGGCTGCTGGGTGTCGCTGTAGTGGTAACGCTTGAGGCATGCGCAGAGGTCGTTTCCAGCCTTCTTCAGCACCGCGATCCTGAGGGACTTGTCCGTGAGCTTCTTGATGTAGCTGGCCTCGTCGGAATCCTTCTCGTGGCGCAGCTTGGCGACGTTGTCGGCTATCTTCTGGTTAACCGATGACAGAGTCTCCAGAGCCTCGTTCAGCTTCTTGTTGTCCACACCCAACATCGTCATCGCCTCGCCGCTCAGTGTGATGCGGTCGTTCAGCGCCGAGATGACCTTGTCCTTCTGTTTAATTTCCAGTGCCAACCTTGAACAATCCGCGTTCAGCGACTCGATGGACCTGTTCTTCTCCGCGACTACGTCGGCGTGTCCGTTGACCGTCTCCATCAGTTCCTCGATCCGCTCGCGGCTCTTGTGGATAGAGGCGCTCAGCGTCTTGCTCTCGCTGAGCCTGTGCTTGATCCGCTCGCACAGCAGCTCGTTCTCGCTCTTCAGTTGGGAGATGATTGCACGCAGGGTGCCACGATCGCCGCTTGGCTGCTGCTTCGACAGCACGTCGATGACCTTCTCCAGATCCGCGATCTTCTTGAGCAGCTTCTGCGATTCCTCGCTGCCCTCCGCACGTCGGCGTCGGAGATCGTCGCACACCTGCTGCAGGCGCTGGTACTTCGCGTCATGGTCCGCGAGCTCCCTGTCCTGATTCCCGATATCGGTGTTCGCTGAGGCGAGGTCCGCATTCAGCTGGTCGATGATCACCTGACGCGATGCGGCGTGTTTTTCCAGTTCGGCGATGCGCTTCCTCAGGTCCCCCTGATCACTGATGTTCGACTCATTGATCACGTTGATGTTAAACTGGAGCGCCTTCACGTTGCCGTTGAGTTCCTCGATCTTCTTCCCGCGCTCGGCGCACAGCTGGATGACATGCTTGACGTTGTTGACGAGGCTGCATGGTTCCGACTGCTCAAGCCCCCAGTGCCTCAGCGACTGGTAGATCTCGGCGTTCGCCGCCACCAGTTCGTTGTTGTGCTCGCGGCATCCATCCCAGTGCTCTCTGTCGTCCTTGATCCGCTTCGTCAGCAACTCGATCTGGTTTTTCAGCATCTCGATCGTCTTGGTCCTGTTTTCAACAGACTCCTTCAGCGATGCGATCTTCCCATCCTGAGAGCCGATCACCTCCTTGAGAGACTTGACCTCGGCCTGCAGCTTATTCGCATTCTCAACTGCACCCATGTACATACTGAGCGTGGTCTTCTTCTCGCCTTCCAGCAGTGACCGCTTGTAGTCGAAGCCAACCGGCTGCGGAGTGCTGGGCTGCACCGGCTCGGATTGGCTCGAGGTTGCCGTTACGGTCACGCTCGGCTGCAGTGCTGCGGCATCTGACTTCTGCTCCTCGCAGCTTTCCAGCAGTTCTCGGCGGGCGTCGTGGAATGCTGCCGTGGTTTGGCTGCGGATCATGTCGCTGATCAGGTTGGCTTGTCGTCTTGTCATACGGTCTTCTTTCTGTGTCTGCGGTTGTAGATGGTGATGTCGTTCTTGAGCTTGTAGGCTTTGGCTGCGCGGTGAGCTTCACCCGCATCGCTTCTGGTCATTGGGCTGCTGTTGATGCCGCTTTGCACGGCCTTGCTGACGCGCTTGCTGTTGAAGACGTTCATGTTCCCATCCTCATCATCTCTTCGGCAATGTAGTAAGCCGTTTTGGCGTCTTGCCCAATCGTGGTTCCACGAATGCCTGGATTTGCCAACAACCCCTGAAGCGCAGCGGCTGCAAACTTGTACGAGAGCGCATCCTCGATCATGTCATCCAGCCACTTCTCCCCGCTGTCCGGCACGCAGAGGTGGATCGCCGCATACTGCCGTCCAGTCAGGAGCATGCTGGCCTTGTCGCTCATGTCCTTGATTGATGGAGGCGTCTCGCTCACTGCTCACCTCCCTGCAGATCGTTCACGGTGTCGAGCATCTGGTTCATCTTGTACAGCCACTCCGATACGTACCGTTCCCTGTTCTTGTCGCGCATCGCCTCGAAGACCGCCTTGCGGACGGTGGTCAGTAGGCTGGGAATCCACGTATCACCGCGAATGATGAGGTTTGTGCCATTCGTGTGCTCCGACTTGGTGTAGACCTTGAATGCGTCGTCTTTCTGAAAGCACTCGTCGAGAAAGCTCATCTTCCTACTGAGCTCAGCGTCCGCCTTCTGGTGCAGGAGTGCGGTCAGCTTGTCTGTGGTCAGTTCGCTCACACGGCACCTCCTGCCAAGATGTTGTTCAGCTGAACCAGCGTGATGCGGAACCCGCACGCCCCCTTGTGACCACCGCCACCGTACTTCACGGCGATCAGTGACAGGTCGTGGTGCGTCTTCCCCTCGATGTGGTAGAGGCTCACCATCACCTGCTTGCCGTCGAAGCGCCACGCGAAACACGCATCGTGCTCCGGCTTGATACCTCCACGCAGCAGATCACTGTTGCCGCGCTGCCCGATGTTCAATACGCAGAACGTCAACCCATTCCACTTGATGGTGTGCGCGTAGGCCGCGCTGTACTCGTCAGCCATCTTGTCGCAGTAGGACTTGATGGACACACCTGTTTCGATCACGGCTGCCAAATGATTGTCGTCTAATCCCGAAAACTGAGCCATTAAAAGCTCTCGAAACTCAGCATCATCAATCGATCGAAGACCAAACTGTAGAAACTTCCCATTCGGGTTTCGGTGGTCCCAGATGTCGTACTCTCCGGCAAGGCGGATCAAGGCGGGCTCCTGCACATTGCGGTCGATGAAGTCCTGCTTGGAAGGCAGCACGCCAAGATAACCAGCCGAATTGACGAACCACTGCCAGCATAGGCGGCATGCAGCCACGCCGTCGATGCGGTAGCCCATGATCACTAGCCGCTCCACCAACGGATTGTCCCACTTCTCAATGGCGCTCTTGTGGTGGTCGATCCAGATGATCTTCTCGTCGAGATCGGTGCGAGCCATCAACTCGTCCACCGATAGGTCCACGATGTAGATGGCGTCGTAGTCGGTCCATTCGTAGGTCGTGTTTGCCGATCCACCCTCGACGGTGATGCGGTGAGTGCGAGCGTTCTCGTCAGGCACGGGCCGTCCATAGTCCCACCCGTAGGAGTGGATTGTGGCGTTGGGATGCAGGCGGTTCAGCCAGTAGCGGCAAACCTCGTTCGACAGCTTTCCGTCGAAGTCGGCATCGTGGTAGATGATTGCGAATTTCATGGTGTGAAAGGGGGATGATCCCGAAACGAATTTCGGGATCATGGCGTCAGGCGATGTAGTTCCAGTCCTCGGCGAGGAGGTCGGTCTGCGAGGCCAGCCACGGCACACGCGATCCGTTGGGGTAGGCCGGGTGACCCTTGGGGTACTCGATGTAGATGTATGGCAGCGTCATCTTACTATTGGCGTCGGGCGTCTGCAGCTGCAGCCACATGCCCTTGCCGTTCCACCCTGATCGGTAGACGGCCTTACCCTTCTTGAGCCACCCCAATGCTTGTCCGAAGTTCAGCATACGTTCTCTTTCTTCATGTTGTTCAGTTCCAGCTTCAGGCGTTCGATCTCGTTCTTGAGCGACTGGATCTCGCTCACCCGCAGGCCCATCGCCTCGTGGACCGTCGGGAAATGCTTGGCGAACTCAGCGCGGATCGCCTCGGCCACCTCACGGTGCTCCTTCTGGGCGTGCGGCGACGTGCGTTGGTCGAGGTAGTGAATCCACGTCCTCGCGCTACCCTTCATGAACATCCGCGTCTTGGTGGCCAGCGGCAGGACGAAGCGGGCGCTCTCCGGTGCAACACCACCCTCGATGAGGGTCTCGTAGGCACGCACCGAGTGCTCGACCGCGTGCTTGTAGACGAAGTGCAGAATGTCATCAGTGGAGATCTCCTCTCCACTGCCCTGCCGGTTACCGCCAGCCGCCTTCCGGCGCAGCGTGATCGGCTCGATGATGGTCTCCAGCTTACGCACGTCGGCGTACCGCTGGCTGAACTGCTGGAACCGTGCGCTCCAGTGGCGCAGGATCTGCATCGAGATGGAGATGCTGGTCTCGATCTCGACGGTCAGGTCGGCCTGCTCGAACACGGACCAGTGGCCCTCGCGCATGCAAAAGTGCAGCAGCTTCGGCCCGGTCTCGTGGTTGTGCTGGTTGTTCGGGTTTGATACCCGAGCCTCGTAGACGATGAGCTCGTCGGGCGTGAGCTCGCGACCGTTGTCGGTGACGAGTGACTTTGTGACAGCGACAGAGGAGACTTTCATGTAGCGGGAACAGGTGTAATACACCATGTCCCCATCGTCAAGAGAGTCTGGTGCGTTTTTTTCTGGGCAGCACAACGAACAGGATGCACACACCCAGCGCGAGGGCGATCGGCCACGTCGCTAGGATGAAGAGGCCGAGGCCGTAGCTCATGCACCAGAGCTCCAAGAGGATCTTCTTGATCATGTCCAATCAGGGACCGCTTTCTTGAGGTCGGCAAGGGTGCAGTCGGTGCCGTCAGCGAGGTGCCGATTGTCGTCGAGCGTCGTGCGGATCGCGGCCTCCAGAGCCCTGTTCCTGTCCAGTAAATTGTTGAGCTCCTTCACGATTGTGAGCGGGGTGGTGTCCGCGAGCACGGAAAACTCGGGCGTGCGAATCACAAACCCGTTTTTTGGCGGCATGTGCGGAAGTCGCTCGATGCTGTATCGCCTCACACCCCACCACCCTTCCCGTGCATCAACTCCCACATCTCCTTCCCCGACAGCCACCTGACCGCAGCGGAGTTCACGATGGTGGCCTCGCCGTTTCTCCCGGTCAGAACGAACCCGGTGATGCGCGACTGGTCTCGCTCCATGATCGTGAGCGTCTTCTTCGCCGTCAGTGGTGACGGTGCAACCTCCATCACCTTGATCAGGTCGTCGTAGGTCACGGCTTGGCCTCCTTGGCTTTGTTCCATGCTTCGGTGCAGTCGATTGAACATAATCGTTTGACAGTTATCCATCTGTACATTTCATCCCCCGCCTCCTCCA